GAGATATGCAATTATATACTAAAGTATTAGGTATAGAAAAAGGTGAAAGAAGCAATTTTATAAAGCATTGCATAAGAGTTTATTTTGAAAATAAAGAAAATAAAAAAGTAGAGAAATAAATCTCTACTATACATATAACAAAAGAAAAATAGTTGTAGGAAATTTACTTATAGAAAGGATAAGATCAAAATGCTTAATTACTTATTAAAAACTTTTATCAGAAAAAATTTAACTACAAAAAACACAAGAAATGTAGATGAGTTACTGTACTACAAAACTGTATATTCTACTTATATTAAAACATCTAGTAATTTTCAATTTGCGATAGAAAATGGATTCTTGAATTACAAAGAAATACAATATATTAAAAGTACATTAAACATCTACATTTCTAAAAAACATCGTTATAGAGATTATAAATATAATAACTATAAAAACGATGTGCAAGAGATTTACGACAAGCTACAATGTAAAGTATTATCTAAAAAACAATTACTAAAATTAGATGAATATATTACCGATATTGTAGCAAGTAAATCTCTCAAAATTAGTACATTTGTTCCAGTACCAAACATAAGCCAATCATAGCTTATGTAAACCATTGAAGGAGAATATATTTTTAAAGATACCCAACCACAATTATCTTTTTTATTCTCTTTCATTCTCTTACATATAGTTTTTCCAAAAACTATTAATAATATTCAAAGGAGTTTTATTATGGATCTATTTATCTTAGATAAAATTATATTAAAATTTTTATTCAGTATAGGACCAAAAAGATTATTTTTTTATAGTCTATTTGGACTTGGCATAACTAATACTTTATGTGCTAGCAATTCTAATAAGAGGCTAAAAAAACTGATTACTGAACTTACTATTGCAGCATCAGGAATGTATTTGTACGAAAGAATAGTAAAAAGAGATTTATACAAAATAAAAAAGAAATAAGTAATATATTTTATAAAAATAATTTAGAATATAACATAATAGATATAGAAAAAAAAGAATTTGGATATACTGTACTAGTTAGTTTAAATAGTATTGGTTATGATAAATTAAATAACTTAAAAGATAATATCGAAACATGTTTTGGTTATAACTCATATATAACTCAAAACGATAACCTCAAAACTGCAACAATAGATATAATTACAGAAAGACTATCAGACACCACAAAATTCTCTCCAGTAATAACTACTAAGCCCTATGAGTTTTATTGTGGCTTAAATCTTAAATTTGTGCATCTCAAATCAGACCTAACACGTTTTCCTCATGTACTTGTATCAGGTCAAACAGGAAGTGGTAAAACAGAAATAATCAGACTTAGTATAATGAATTTAATCCATAATTTTTCAGATAGAGATATAAATATTTATTTTTCAGATTTAAGTGATATGTGTGATTATGAAATTTTTAAAAACTGTAAACAAGTGAAAGGGTATGCTAAAACAATTGAAGAATCAGAACAGCTATTTGAATACTTAATGCATATCTATAAAAAAAGATTATCCATTTTTAGCAGTAAAAGTTGTAAAAATATAAAAGAATATAATAAATCCTTTAATAGCAAGAGAATGAGCTATATATATCTAGTCTTAGATGAATTTGCAGATTACTTCCCTCAAAATCAGTATGAACATGATTATAAATCTAAAGTAAAATGTTATAACATATTAAAACATATGGTAAGAAAATTCCGTAAAGCAGGTATATTTCTTGTGATTGGAATACAAAGACCAGACACTACTGTTTTAGATCCTAGCCTAAGGAGTAACCTATGTACTAAAATTGGATTTTCACAGAACACTAACAGTAGTTCTCTTGTAGTCTGTGATACAAATGAATTGACTAATATTGAAAACAGAAAAGGATTATTTATGTATGGCAATACAAGAGAATGGTTTAAAAGCTTATATATAGATGATAAATTAATTAAACACTATATTAAAAATAGTATAGTTACAGATAAAAAAGATTTTAATAAATTCTTAGAAAACAATAAAAAAATAAACTCTCATGCTCCTATAGAAAATATTAAACCTGCAGTTGTACCAAAACTTAAAACTAAATCTAAAATTAAGATATGTATCTAAAAAAAAGAGATAGTGAAATAATAAAATTTATAAAAAAATATGGGAGCATAACAATTAATCAATGCAGTAAAATATTTTATACTAAAAACAAAGAAGGGTACCAGCAAGCACGTAAAAGATTAAAACAACTTTCAGATAATAAATTTATAAAAAGATATAGAAAAGACATGCAATCAGAATGTATTTACTTTTTAGATAAAAAACTAAGCATACATGATCTAAAAACCCTGGACATATATGCAGAACTAATTAATGCAGGAGCAACTATAAAAAGCTTTACTTCTAAATATAGAATAGACACTATAAAAAGCAATAAAAAATATAGGGAACTAGATGCATATATAGAATTTATTTATAAAGATTATCTTAATTTTTTAATACTGGAAATTGACTATACACACTTTACATCTAAAAATAAAATAATAGATATATACAATTCAAACTATTTTCAAAATAAATATAAAAACTTAGATTCTAATATTTTCCCAGACATTCTAATACTAAGACCTTTTCAAGAAAACAAAAAAATACTCTTGGATAAAACAATAAGCATAAATTACACAAACTTTGCTCATCCAGATATCCAGGAGATCTTAAATTAATTATCATATATTTTTTATTGTTTTTATTATGCTTATCGTTACTAAAGAATTGCAGTATATATATATTTCAAGGTATAACTAATACCTATATTACAGTTATCCATCATATGTATATATGACTGGTATGGTTTTGAATTTAAAACCAAAATATCTAAAATAAAAATTGTGGATAACCTTCTATATCATATAAAAATTTGAGAAAGTTATCCACAATATATTGCAATATTTTAATTTTTAATGTAATATAATAACATAAAAACAAATATATAAACGGTTGCGTTATTTAAATAAATGTACAAAAAATAACACATCCGCTAACATCTTCAAACTTTGGTCGGTGTGTAGATGCTAACGGATCCAAAAAGTAAAAACTAATAAGTTTTTATAACTAAATTATATGATTATTATATAGGATATATTCATATATTGCAATAGTTTTTAAAAAACCTTTTAAGATTTTTACTAGTTATTTTTTAGTACAAATCTTAGGGGGTTTTTTTACATGAAAAATTATGGCCAATTCAATTTTAAAAAACTACACAATATATCAGTTCAATATATGCTTTAAAGACGGGAAAATAAAAAATAATCTTATGTCCTTTTATAGCTGGCTCATCCGCATATCTAAGAATAATTCTATTAATATACCTAAAGACTTATTAACAAAACTTTGGAATAGAAAACAAAGCAAGAAAGCAAGTAGAGAAAAAACTGCTTATAAGAAAGTTAATGCTAGTACTGTTTTACGTTGGATACATAAATTAGAAAAAGCTAAGCTTTTATTTATAGATAGAAGTAGTATTACTAATACATATGTATTAAATTCAGATGGATCTATACACCCAAATGTTTTTAAAAATACAAAAAAACGCACTAAAAAATGCACTAGTCAAAAAGTAACTGAACCAGTTGAAAATACTAGTATACAAGAGTTAGACAATGTCTATAAAAACAGTAAACTAAATTCTAATACTAAAGATATAGATATATATAACAGTAAACAAGTTACTTACATGGATGATGAAGTTTATAAAAATTATATAAAAGACCAAGAAAAAGTATCTAACGCAAAAGAAATGTTAGAAATAACAGAAAAAATGTTTAAGATCATGCGTGTTAGAAGTTCTAGAATTAAAGGATATGTTATGTCTGTATTAAACTACGCTACTAGTGTATCTAAAAAATATGCTTATAACTATGTTGCCAAAGCTATAGAAAATGCTAGAGAAAGATATTATAGAGAACGTGCTAATGCATTTAAAAATAACACTAAAGAAGATACATTCAACAATTATCCTCAAAGAAAGTATAGCATTGAAGATTTAAAAGACTTAGAAAATAAGCTGCTTAGATGGTAAAACTAAAAAACACTAGAATTAATCTAGTGAATTGTTATTATTTTTAAAATAATCTAGTATTATTTTAGCAGCCATATTACTTACTGTTCTGCCTTCATATTCAGCTTTTTCCTTTAATTTTTCTTTTAGTTTTTTAGAGATAGTAATCTGTATTCTAGTATTTTCTTTTTTTATCAAGCACTACACCCCCATGGAAATTATACTAGAGAGGTGCAGTATCTGTAATCAAAGTGTATCTAAGTGTACCACCTTTATTATAAAATTTTATGAATTTTTAATAGATCATACGGATGAACTCCTAATGCATTAGAAAACTTTTCAATATTTTTTAATGTTGGGGTTTTTAAATCCCTTTCAACTCTGGAAATATAACTTTGTGTCATATTACATTTTTCAGCTAAAGTTGCCTGCGTAACTTTAGCTAATATTCTTTTTTCTTTTAACTTTAGTTCTATTTCGTACATTTTTCCTCCTATGCTTATTTAATTTAAAATATAATTGCATTTAAGTTTACGTCTAAATTAATAAAAAGTACAAGTAAAAAATTGTAGCAAATTGCGGAACGATTTTCCTAAATATGACCGCATTGCATAAGGTTTTGTATTATAATACTAATTGTTAACAACTTTAGTAAACACATAAAATTTTATGAAAATATTAATTTAAATACACAAATAGCAATAAGTTATTAATAAATATATCAATTATATATTAAATTAATAATTTGATCATATGTGAATGTTATTCACAAAAATAATCTATAGCGAATTAAAAACAAAAAACGCTATAAAAAAGTACAAAAAATTTTCGTATTGCATGCATATTGCGAAGTGAATTTTGAGGTGTTAGATTAACAAATCGTTAAATAGATCTATTTGAAGATTTTACTGGAAAGTTATATATTAAAGATGCGCAGAAAAAAAGGACTAGTCCTCCAAAGAAATTTTTATATATTTACCTAGAAAAAGAATATATTCTTATATAATAAATAATAAGAGATGAAATACTGGGGGGACAAGGAATATGAAACAAGAAATAATAAAACTAATAGAAACTATAGATGAAGATAACGGAATGTTAAAAATTATATATTCATTTATTAATAACATAATAAAAAAGAAAGACTGTAATTAGTCTTTCTTTTTTTCACTTTCATATAAAGTGTTTACGAGATGTTCTACGAGATTTAAATATTCATCATCAAGTTCAACAAGCTTTTTAGCTATGTTTTGTAAAGAAACATTTCCAGTAGCTATATCCGCTAATGCACTTCCTAATATAGCAGCATCATTTAATACATACATTTCACCTTCGCCTGTAAGTAGCCATGTCTTGTTCACATTAAAAACAGTACATAGATGATCTAAGAAAATTGGTTTAGGTTCTACACGCCCACTTTCATAATTAGCAATTGCATCTCTGGAAACGCTTAATTTCTTGCCAAACTCAACCTGTGTGAGTTTATTATCTCTCCTTATTTCAGCTATTCTTTTATTCAATTTTTTCACCTCACAAATATATTATACATTATGTAAGTGTGTATGTCAACACAAAATAAAACTAAAAATTAATAATAAATACACAAAAATGTTGACAAACACAATATAAGATGTTATTATATGTTTAAGAACACAAAGGAGGTAAATTTTATGAAAAAACAACAAACGGTTTTAGAAATGCTTAGTAAACTAAAAGAGCTTAATGATGATAGCTTAGAAAATGTAAACAAAGTAGTTGATGCGTGCTTGGTTGTACAAACATTAAGCAATATGAGTTTAAAGGCAGATAAACTTATTACACAGATAAGATAGAAATATATATTACATTTCTAGACAAAAATGCATATCTAAAAAATAAAAGCATTTCCATTAATAGTAGCTCCATGTCTTAGAGCTAAAAAATATAGTAAGGAGGAAACATGAAGTATACAATACTAGGATTCAATCAAAAGAAAATGATTGAATTAAAGATAACAATAGATCAAGCATTAATCCTCAGATACTTTATTGATTTTAAAGATTCTGGAAACATGGCTAAAGAGTTTTTAAAAGATGACATGTACTATTGGGTAAATTACGAAATAATAACTAAAGAAGAATTGCCAATATTAAAAATAAGTAAAGATAGACTTTATAGGATTTTAAAGTCTCTTTGTGAAAAAGGCATTTTAAAACATAAAACAAAAAGGAAAGGGGGAACATTCTCTTTTTATGCTGTTGGACCTAAGTACAGGGAGTTAATAAGTAGTACGGTTAAAACAACAGAGGGTACGGTAAAAATACCGGAGGGGTACGGTAAAAATACCGGAGAGGGTACGGTAAAAATACCGGAACCTTACGGTGAAAACAACGGAACAAAAGATTCTTCTATTAAAGATTCTTCTATTAAAAAGATATATATAAATATAGTTGAGTATCTAAATAAAAAAGCTAATACAAACTATAAATCTAGTACTAAAAAAACAAGAGACTTAATAAATGCAAGAATAAATGAAGGATTTGAAGAAAAAGACTTTTATACTGTAATAGATAAAAAGGTAGCTGAATGGTTAGGGACAGATATGGAGAAATATATCAGACCAGAGACCTTATTTGGTAATAAATTTGAAGGTTACTTAAACCAAAAAGTTAAGGGTGATAGGAGTGGAAAAGATAGGATTAACGCTAAAGAAATCGAAGATGACGGAATTGGGTTCACGATATAGCGAAAAAGATATTATTAGATGTCCAGTATGTGGAGAACCAGTAAACAAAATAGTTGAGATGTATTTTGGAGAAATATTAGGACCAGTGAATTGCAGATGTAAAAGAGAAGAAATAAGACAGAGAGAAATTAAAGAACAAAATGATGAAAAACAGACAAGATTAAAAAGAATACTATCAGAGAGTATGATGAACGAAAAATTTAAAAAATGTACATTAGAAAATTGGGACCACACTATAGGAAATGAAAAGTTATTTAAGATAGCTAACTATTATATAAATAATTTTAAAAAAATGAAAGAAGAAAATAAAGGACTACTAATTCACGGAGAACCTGGAAATGGAAAAACATATTCAGTAGCATGCATAGCAAATAATCTATTAGCTAAACGAATTCCTACTACTTGCATAGGAGCTGTTGCTCTAATTGAAAGAATTGAAAAGTCTAAAAAATTGTGGGGAGATGAAGCAGGAATTTTCACAGTTTTAAATACACTAAAAAATGCAGATTTACTTATAATAGACGATTTAGGTACGGAGCCGGATAATTCTTGGACAAGATCTATGATATATCAGATTATTGAAAAGAGAAACAGTTCAGAGTTACCTATTATAATAACTACAAATATAAGAATAGATGAATTAAAAGAGAGATATGATTATAGAACTTATAGTAGATTAATGGAAATGTGTAGCTTCATAGGAAATACAGGAAATGACATAAGAAAAATAAAAGGAAGAGAAAAAACTAGTAACTTTTTAAAAGAATTATTAAGCTAGATCTGGTTGCTTGCTAACAATTAGGGTATTTTAAAAGTAAAAAGGTTGATTTTTTAATAATCTTGTTCAGATAGCTTATGAAAGATTAGGTACGCAAACATAGTAAATTGTGAAGGAGGGAAATATTTTGGTAGCAAGTGAATATAGAATAGGTAAGCGATTAAGACATAAAACAACTAAAGAAATTCTGGAAATACAAGAAGTTAATGGAATGAAGATGTGGGTAAATCTAAGGGGAGATATTTTCGATTGGGTAGATGAAGATCTCTATATAGATTTAGATTATTATGCTGATTAGATAAGTTCAAAATAATAAAGGAAGGTGAAATATGAAAAGATATGAGTGGTTTAATAAAGAACTTAATGGCCAAGAAAGTGCTGAAGAACAATCTCTTAAAATGATAATTGCACATATACAAGAAAATTATGATATTGATATAAGCTGGTGGGAAGAAAGACACAAAGCACAAATGAAATGGTTAAATGAGGAAGTAGACGAATAAAATTAGTTTGAATTACACGTTTAATACGATAGCGTAAAATCAAGCTAGTTAACATATACAAAATTATGTTAACTAAAATAAAAATGTAAACAGGAGGGTAAATATGAAAGGTACTGGTGTAGTAAGAAGAGTAGATGAACTTGGAAGAATAGTTCTTCCAAAAGAATTAAGAAGGACTTTAGATATTAGAGAAAAAGAAACAAGCTTAGAAATTTTCGTAGAAGGAGAAGAAGTTATCTTAAAGAAGTATGAGCCTGCTTGTATATTCTGTGGAAATGCTAGAGACGTAGTTAACTATAAAGGCAAGAACATTTGTAGAAATTGCTTGAAAGAATTAAAGGAGGAAAGATAAAAATGAATATGATGGCAATTGCATTATTAGTAAATGCAGCAGCAATAGTTGGAACTGGATCAGTAGTAGTTAAAGAGATTAAAAAAGTTAATAGAAATGTGAAAAATAACATGGAAGTTAGCTTTAACAATAACAAAAGCTTAGAAGACTTTAAGAAAGATTTAGATGTAGCTGGAGCAAAAGAAGAGCTAAAACATCATATAAGTTCAGAATTTATGGGGTTATCCTTCAGGGGGCTTCAATTAAAATTGATAGATCCTAATGTTAAAAGGAGTGAAAAGTAATGGAGTATATAAATGACGTAACCATAAATGAAGCTGTGGTACATGTTTTGGACAATAATGCTGATGAACCAGTTTTAAATGAATATAAATTAGAGTTGAATGAAGAAGTATATACATTTTTAATTAAGCACATAAAAAAGTGTTTTAGAGATGAAGAACTTAAATATGCTATTTTCAATGAAGAAAAGAATAGTGTTAAAGAAGTTTCACAAGAATTTTTGAACAGTGAATGTGACTTTTTAGATACATCAAAAGAACTTGCAAGACAGATGTTTATACTTATGAGGTCAAAAGGAAGTATATCATCATGTGATTTTGTTGTGGCCCATATATCTACAGAGTATGGCCCAATGCTTGGAATTATGAAAATGGATTATGTAAAAAGTTATTTTCATACAGTAGATATTGTAGATGAGAAAATAGATATTAATATAATTTCACAACATACAGGATTACCAGGTGGTGGACAAAAAATAAATAAATGTGCTTTTATTAAGCCAATTAGAGATGATAATGAATATGATCTTATGGTCATAGATAAACAAACTAAAAATAAGAAAAGTGAAGAATATGGAGCTAGTTATTTTACAAACTATTATTTAGGATGCAAATTAATAAATAACGAAAGAGATTTAACAAAAAGTTTTGTTCATGCAGCAGAAAGATGGACAAGAAATTGTTTAAAAGAAAATGCAGAAATGCAAGAAAAGGTTAGAAAGACTATAAAAGATAAATTAAAAGAGGAAGAAGAGTTTGACGTAAAAGAAGTTGCCGAAGAGTTGTTTGGAGATGAAACAGTTGGTAGAGAAAGCTTTGTAAACTTTATTAAAGAAGAAGGCGGAGTTGAGAAAGTATCAGTAGATAAGGAATGGGTAAATAAAAAGTTTAAAAGAATAAGACTTAAAATTGATAAGGATATAGATATCTATTTAAATGAAGATGCTTATAACGATAATAGCAGATTTGAAATAAAGAGAAATGGTGATGGCACTATAAATATGATTATAAAACATGTTTCAAATTATATAGAAAAGTAGGGGGAATAACAATGAACAGAGTTGTACTTATTGGGAGGCCAACTAAGGATCCAGAACTTCAATTTACACCAGGAGCAGGAAAAGCAGTAACTAAATTTATATTAGCTGTAAATCGTAGATATAAAAAAGATGGCCAACCAGAAGCAGATTTTTTACCTATCGTAGTTTGGGGGAAAATAGCGGAGAACACAGCCAACTATGTTAGAAAAGGAAGTCAAATTGGGGTAAGTGGTTCTATACGTACTAGAAGCTATGAAGCTAAAGACGGAAATAAAAGATATGTAACTGAAATAGTGGCTGATGAAATACAGTTTTTAGATTCTAAAAATAGTAGACAAAATAATTCTGATGAAGAATATTTAGATCCTGATGTAACACCGGTGGATGATAATGATATTCCATTCTAGGAGATGATGCAATGAAATTAAAAAGCGAGATAGATGAAGTTTTGAAGTTATATAGGGAAGGTTATGCAGTAAATTTTGCCATAGCTTTAATAAAAGAAAGGAGAAAAGAAAATGGGAAAAAAGACTTGGACAGAAGAAGAAGAACAATTTCTAGAAGAGCATATTAATGATATGACTTATGAGAATTTAGGAAGAAAACTTAATAGAAGCATTAATGCTGTTGCTGCAAAAGCTAAAACAATTGGGTTAAATAAAAAAGGGAGTAGAGATATAAAAATGCTTAGAGCAGAAGCAAAATTAGAAAACGACGGAAGAAGAAAAATGAAAGAATTTAATTTTCAAATTAATATTGGAGAAAAAGTATTAATTGTAGCTAAAGAACGTAAGCAAACAAATAAACTGCAAGGAAAGGTTATAAGTAAAAATAAAAACTTTATAACAGTTCAATCAAGACATTATAAAGAAAGTTTTTTAATAAGAGATTTTTATTGCGGGATGGCACAAATAGGTTAAGGGGGAACAGTTGTGGATTTAATAGAGTTAGCAAATATGCAAAAACAGTTAGATAGTTTTATAGCTAAAGAAAAGGGGTTAGGAGATCCATATAATAAAAAATTTTTAGAAAGTAGAATTCTTGCTTTAAAGGTAGAAATAGCTGAATTAGCAAATGCAACACGTTGTTTTAAATATTGGAGCAATAAGGGCCCAGAAAGCAAGGAACGTATTTTGGATGAAGCAGCAGATGTATTACATTTTATATTAAGCATTATAAATTTAGAAAATATAGAAACTGTAAAGCTGGAAAAGACAAACAATATGATTTTAAAAGGTTTAGATATAAAAAAAGAAAGTGATTACATTGTATTGAGAGAAAAATTAATAATTCAATTTAATTTATTATTTCAATATGCAGAAAAAGAAAAATGGTTAATAATTATTGTAGAATTGGCATATAGCATTTTAATGATGGGATTTACATTAGAAGAGTTACAAGAAGCTTACTTAAAAAAGCATGAAGAAAATTACAAGAGACAGGAGCAGGGATATTAATTTAATAGATACTAATGTCATATGAGAGTATTGTTATATAGTTATATTCTCATATGACACTCAAATGATATTGGCTTGGGGGGAGAAGAAATGGGGGAAAAGAAAGAAGAAAAAAAGGAGAAAAGAGAAGTAAAAGTTAAAGGTGGAGCAGTTAAAGAGAGTAAGGGGTGGAAGTACCAGGAGCTAAAAATGAGGGTATAAGATAATAATGAGAAGTGATAAAAGTGAGTAAGAAAACAGTTAATTTAAGTTTAATAGAAATGTTTGCAATAAAACATGGATTAGAAATGCAGTTAGTAATAAAAGAAAATGACCTAATGGTTATGGAAGGAACTCCAATTTGGAAAGAAAACATTGAAAAGTATAAACAGCTTAAAAAGGATATAACACATGAGAAAAAGTTAGTTAAAGACTTTGAACTATATATAAAGGAATTTAAAGAAAAGAATAATATAAAGTAAACGGAGGAGAGAAAATTGGAATGGAGGGAAAAGTTAAATAAATTATTAGATGGAGAAATAAGATTATTTGAAGAAGATTATGTGCATGGAGTATCTTGCATCTACTTTAAAAAGGGTAAAAGATTAAAAGCAAAAATAGATTTTAAAAATAAAGTTATATATAGCCTTAATGGACAAGTTCTTAGGAGGTGCAATTGATGGCGTGGGCATTAGCAGCATTGGTTGTTATAGCTGGAATAATAATTTTTATAGAAGCATTAGTTTTGCTAATAGCTAAAGAAAAAACAAAAGAAGATGTTAAAAAGTTAGATAGATCAGATCTAATAGAGTTAAATAAAAAAGGAGATAAAAATGACTGATAAAGAAAAATTAAAAAAGAAAATAAATAGTAAAGTAAATGAATTAGTTGATGGAGCAGCTAAAATAGGAAGTGTAGATTTTTTCGAAATAAATATAAAACATACTCAAAATGATTTAATGATAGAATTAAAAAATAAATATAAAGAGAAAGTATGATTAATATATAAAAGGCATTATTTATTGTTAAATAGTGCCTTTTATTTACTATAATTGAAAGTTATTTTTTTAACAAAACAATTGATAGAGTAACGCTATTTTTAAGCCTATATTACTAATCAAAAATACTTTGCTTTTGTATTCCAATTGAGAATGGAGTAGAAAAAAATATCTAGTATAGTAAAACAAATAAAATAATAGTTATTGAAAGAAAAGATATATATAATATTAAAAAATGATAAGTTAACAAAGTTAATACTTATGTATCTAAAAACCTCCAAAATACATAAAAAATTAGCCTAATTGATAATTGGAGTGTAATATTATATATATATAGAGTAGTTCATATATACATAGCTTGTAAGCCTTGAATAATCAAGGGTTCAGAAATCTTTGAAAGAAAGGAGACTAAAATACAATAAAATGGTTAAAAATGGAAGGTTGTCAAACGCAGAATGGTATCAAAAGGAAAAAATATACATAATGGAAAAATATGATTTAGAAGAAAAAGAGATACAACAATATTTAAAATTAATAAGAAAATTACCTCGAAATTATAAAGAAATTTTAATAGAGTTTGCGGCAACAAGTTCTGTTGGAACTGAAAACAAGAAACCTAAAAGCCAAAATACTATAGAAAGCTATCTAATAGATCTAGTACAGTTTATTAGATATTTAATAAATAAAAGAAAAACTATATTTGATATTAAAGCTAAGGACATAGAATTATATAAAAACTATTTATTGAATAAAGAAAGATTAAAAGTTAAAACAATAAATAGAAAACTAACATCAATAAATCAATTTCTGAAGTTTAATCATCTTGAGGTTAATGTCCAGCAAATTTCAGAACAAAAACAAAATTACTTGGATAACATTTTAAATAAAAATGAAATAGAAAAATTATTAAAGGCTTGCAAGAATAATAAAAGAGATAAGGCAATAATAGAAACTCTTTACCTAACTGGTGTGAGAGTTTCAGAGTTGATACAAATAAGAGTCCAGGATGTTAATAAGAAAAGTGTAACAATAAGAGGAAAGAATAATAAATATAGAGATATATTTGTAACTAAGAAATTAAGCCAAGCCTGGCATGAGTACTTAGATGTAAGAGAGGAATGTTCGTGTGAGCAGTTATTTGTGGGTAAAAGAGGACCATTAAAAAAGAGAACTATAAATAAGATAATAAGAAAATATGCTGAAAAAGCTGGGGTTAAGAAAAGCAAAGCTCATCCCCATAACTTTAGACATGCATTTTGTAAAGGACTAGCTGACAGGGGAGTCAATATAGAAACAATAGCGGATATTGCAGGACATAGTGATTTAAATACTACTAGAATTTACACAAGACAAACAAAAGAAGAGCTTATAGATATACTAGAGGAAATGTAGTTGGCGTAGTGTCTATAAATCATTTGATTATGTAGACAGTAGAAAACAATAGATAAAAGATATTTAAACATAGATAATCATGTATTAAAACTGTCTATGATATTTGAATATAATTTCATAGACATATATAATATATGCATAAGATAAATTAATTTTGAGGTGGTCAAAATGATATTTGCATATATGAGAATAAGTACACATAAAGAAACTCAAACAACTGATAGACAACGAATTACATTAGAGACTTATGCCAAAGAGAATAAGTTTAAATTTGATGAAATAGTTGAAGAGAGAGTTTCAGGAACTATTAAAGCAAACAATAGGGAAAAATATTCAAAGCTTAAAGAAAAATTAAGAGAAAATGATATATTAATAATAACTGATTTAGATAGATTAGGGAGAAATGCTGATGATGTTATTATGGAACTTAAAGAATTAAAGTCTAAAGGAATAAGAGTTATTGCTTTAGATATGCCATATATGAGTGATTGGAATAAAGCAAATGATAATAGTATATATGATATGATAATTGATATAGTAATTACTATAAAGGCTCATATGGCACAACAGGAAAGAGAAAAAACAGTAGCAAGAATAAATCAAGGGTTAGATGTAGCAAGATCTAAAGGAAAAAAGTTAGGTAGACCAAAAGTGGAATTACCTGAAAACTTTAAAAAAGAATATCAGAAGTTTAAGAATGGTAAATATGGAGATGTAACTGCTGCTGGATTTGCTAAAATGCTAGGGATTGGCAGAAGTACTTTATATAAATATATAAAAATTTATAATGAGAATTATTAAAGAATAGATGAATTAATCTATTCTTTTTTATATAGGAAATCTACAGAAAAAGTTATAAAATTTGTTATAATGTAAAAAGAATGTAAAAAAATTAAAAGGAGGATTGTTATGGGATTTAAGTATGATAAAAATTATTTTAGTAAAGTTAATCCTAATATAGAAGGTAATAAATCACTAAGGGAACCTCAAATTCAAGGGTATTATCATGTTTATAACCATTTTAAAATAAGGAAGAAGTCATCACATGCAATAGTTATATTGCCAACAGGAGTAGGGAAAACGGGACTTATGGCATTATTGCCATATAACATAAGTTCAGGAAGAGTATTAATAATAGCACCACAAATAGTTATAAAAGATACAGTAATTGAGGAATTAGATTCATGTTCGCCTGGAAACTTTTGGACTAAGAGAAATGTTATAAGTAATCCTAAAAAGTTACCAGCTGTAATTGAGTTTGAAGGAAGTAAAACAAAACAGGAAGTTCTTGAGGCTGCAAATATAGTAGTAATAAATGCTCAGAAACTTCAAGGAAGATTACAATCTTCACCTCTAAATTTTTTACCCAAAGACTTTTTTGATATGATAATAATTGATGAAGCACATCATTCAACTGCTAGGACATGGGTAGAAACTACACAACATTTTTCAGATGCAAAAGTTGTTAAGGTTACAGGAACACCATTTAGAACAGATAAGAAAGAAATTGCAGGAGAATTAGTTTATGAGTATAAATTAAGTCAAGCAATGTCACGTGGATTTGTTAAAAGTTTAGAGAATTTAGAATATGTACCTGGTGATTTATACCTTACGTTAGATAAAGATAATAATAAAAAGTATACGGTTGAACAAATAAAAAGTATGGGATTAAAAGATGAAGATTGGATAAGTAGATCTGTAGCTTATTCAGCTGAATGTTCTGAAAAAGTAGTAGAAAAGAGTATTGAGCTATTAGAATATAAGTTAAGAAATAATAATCCAGTTCCTCATAAAATAATAGCTGTTGCTTGTAGTATTTGGCATGCTGAACAAATTAGGAACATGTATGAGGAGAGAGGATATAGTGCTACTGTGATACATAGTGATTTGAGTGATTTTGAAAAAGCCAAAGCTAAGAGTGACATTAAAAACCATAGAGTAAAAGTTGTTGTTAATGTTGCTATGTTAGGTGAAGGATACGATCATATTTATTTATCAGTAGCAGCTATTTTTAGACCATTTAGAAATGAATTGCCTTATGCTCAGTTTATAGGTAGAATATTAAGATTTATACCTGAGAATGAAGCTACTAGGACTGATGATAATATAGGACAAATAGTCTCTCATAAATATTTAGATATGCAAAAGTTATGGAGATTTTATAAGATTCAAATAGAGGAAAGTGAAATAATAAAACATTTAAGAGATGTTGATATACTAGAAAATGAATCTGAAAATACTTCTAGTGGGACTAAAGATATTAAGCATAATGATATTGGTAGTGTGCATGAAATAGGAAATGGAACATTGATAGGAGATACTTATCTAACAACTGAGTTAATAAAGAAAAGAAAAGAAGAAGAAAATCAACTTGAAAAAAAAGTCAAAGAAATACAGAAGTTACTTAATATAAATAGAGAGAAAGCAATTGAAATAATATCAAGCGCAGATGGAAATAACTCTAGTATCAAGAGGCCAGACCAGTATTTTGCAAGTAAAAGAAAAGATATTGATACTAGAATAAAAGAATCAATAGTACCAGAATTAATTACTAAATTTAAAATAAATCAAAAAGATAATAATTTAAAAAATTGTATTTTATTCAGAAACAGAAGATATTCCTGGATAGCTACAAGAATAAAAGATAATGGTGGACTATTAGCGGTGTACTTTAGCCAATACTTGAATAATGAAATTGGACTAAAAAGAGATGATTGGAGTATTGATGACTACGAAAGAGCTGATGAAAAGTTACCTGAATGCATAGAATATGTAGAAAAGGTTTTAGCTGACTATTTAAATATTGACTTATCTGTTATATAATTTAGATTAGATAGGAGGGTTCGGATATGCAAGAATACATTAAGAAGATATATGATTTGCTCTATTCACCGATAGTAACTCCTTACAATCTTTTGGAAAATGCTAAACTAGATAATTATAAATATGTTAAATATTATAAGGGCAAAACTGGTTTGGTATGCGAAATGAAATGTTCAATTGAATTTGAGGGAGAAGCTATATTTTATTATCATTTTGATGATAAAGACAGTTTATCAAAAATCTATATGAGACAAGACGGAAAAAGAAGTATTATGTTTGATAGATCATCAGAACTAAAAAACACAAAATTACAATATTTAAGTATGAAAACCGATGTGAAGAATGAGGCTATTTAAGTTAGCTAAAAAGGATAGAGTTAGTATACTCTATCCTTTTTATAGTTAGATATTTTTATAAAATATATAGATATAGTATGAATAATAAAAAGGTAAAGCAAACGACCGTATAGTTTACTTTACCTTTTTATTATTTATGATTACTTACTTAAGCCATTTCTATAGTAAAAAAACTTAGTAAATAAATCAAAGTAAATATATTGACAATAAAATACGTTTAGTTTACTATAATAGTAATGAAAATAAATGAAAAGGGTGTTAATATGATTTTTGGATATGCGAGAGTAAGTACAGAAGAACAAAATTTAAATAGACAATTAGATCAATTAAAAGATGCAGGTGCAGAAGAAATAGTACAGGAAAAGATTACAGGAACAAAAGCTGATAGGCCTCAATTAAATAGATTGTTGGATAAACTTAGAAAAGGAGATGTTATATTAGTTGCAGATTTAACAAGATTAAGTAGAAGTACAAAAGACTTATTTAGGTTAGTTGAATTAATAGAAAGTAAAGGAGCCAATATAAAAAGCTTAAAAGAGAGTTGGTTAGATACTACAACGCCTCAAGGTAAATTGATGTTCACATTTACGGCTGGTATAGCACAATTTGAAAGAGATTTAATATCACAAAGGACAAAAGAAGGATTAGCAGCAGCAAGAGCAAGGGGGAAGGTAGGCGGTAGAAAATCAAAATTAGATGATACAAAGAAAAAAACAGTATATGATTTATACCAACAAAAAAATTTAACTATAAAAGAAATTTGTGAAATGTTTGATATTACAAAACCTACTCTTTACAAAGTAGTAAAAGAGATAAGTAAAAAAAATAATAAATAAACATTACTGTAAATTGCATAATTAAAATAACAAGAGAAAATCAGGATTGTCACAAGGTATATATGATTTTATTTATCTGATATAATATATTATATTAGATTTAGGGAGGGATTTACATGTTTAAGGGATTTAATTTAAAAATTAATGATGCAGATAAGCTAATGTTGAAAAAAAACTTTTATAGTATTGGTAAGGAAAACTTAGAAAAAGATAAAACTAATATAATGGATGAATTGAAAAAATATATTGGTATAAATGGAGCTATTGATTGTACTAAACTACAAAAGGACTGGTTTCCTATATTTAAAAATCATATATTTTTATCACATTCACATGCAGATGAAGAACTAGCTATTAGCTTTGCAGGATGGTTATATAAAAAATTTGGATTAAAGACTTTCATTGACTCATGTGTATGGGGGTATTGTGATGATTTATTATATAGTATAGATAAGGAATATTGCAAAAATAAAGAAGATGGATATTTTAATTATTATAAAAGAAATATAAGTACTAGTCATGTACATATGATGCTTGCTAGTTCGTTAAATAACATGATAGACTCTACTGAATGTATCATGTTTCTAAATACTGATAAATCAATTTTAAAAACTAATGAAATATTATCAACTAAAACTCAATCAGCTTGGATTTATGAGGAAATTTTAACAACAGCCTTAATTAGAAAAAATATTCCTAAAAGATTTTTAGAAGTTAAAAAGTCATTTAATACTAAAGAAATATTAAATGAGGTTGCTGAACTTAAATGTGAGTATGATGTTGATTTAACGCATCTAATTAAATTAGAATTTGAAGAGTTACAACGAATAAAAGATGTTTTAAGTAGTAAAAATATATACAATCAAGTTAATCTTAATCCAGAAGAATCATTAGATATTTTATATTGTTCAAAAGGTATAATAGATAATTCAAAACATATTAAAAATATATAGTAGGAGTAACAATAATATGGATATTAAAAATCAAATAGATAAAACTGATATTATAAAACATTTGGAATTTCTTCAAGACATTATAAAGAGAATGGCAAATAATTCTTTTAAGATTAAAGGGTGGACTATTACATTAGTTACAGCTATATTAGGACTATTAGCTACTAAAAACTTATTAACTTTAAAATATATAAGTATATTAATAATACCAATATTAGGATTTGCTATGTTAGATGCTTATTATTTAAGACTAGAGAGAATATTTAGAAAAAAATATAATGAATTTGTAAAGGCTTATAATAATAAAGAATACGATAAGTTAAATATATTTGAATTATCTACAGAAAAGCCTGAAAATATAAAAATTAGTTATTTCAATAATTTCTTTTCAACAAGTATTATAGGAACATATGCTATATTGGGAGCACTGATTATAGTCATGTTAATTATAGTAGCATAAATTAACAATATACATGTATATTCAAATTAATACAAAAAAAGAATCTAGATTTTCTAGGTTCTTTTTATTCATTCTAAAAGTAAGCATAGATAAGATAGTTATTTATTAAATAGTCTATCTAATAACTTTTAAAGCCCTTACAGTGTCATAACTTAACAGTATTGACACTATAATATAAGAGATGTATAATCGATACATAGAACGGTGTCAATACTTATATTCAAAAGTGAGGGAGTAATATGGGAAAAATATATGGATATTGTAGAGTTTCAACTAAAGGACAATTGGAGAATAATTCATTGCAACAACAGGAAGAAGAAATAAAATCTAGATATGAAAAGTGCATTATCTTTAAGGAAGCATATACAGGAACTAAAACAGATAGACCTGTATTTAATGAAATGCTTTTAAAATTAGAAAAGGGAGATACATTAGTAGTAAGTAAATTAGATAGACTTGCAAGAAATACAGTTGAAGGAATAGAAATTATACAAAAACTATTTCAGAAGGGGATTGCGGTACATGTATTAAATGTTGGCTTATTAGAAAATACAACCATGGGAAAGTTTTTTATAACAACTCTATTAGCAGTTGCAGAAATGGAACGTAATACAATAATAGAACGTACACAGGCAGGTAAGGCTATTGCTAAAACAAAACCAGGATTTAAAGAAGGTAGGCCTAAAAAATATACAAGGGAACAAATAGATCATGCACTAACCCTATTAGAAGATAATAGTTACTCATATGTTGAGAGAGTTACAGGTATAAGTAAAAGTACATTAATAAGAGAAGTAAGAAAAAGAAAAATATATATATAGAATTTAAAAAAAGGAGTTCTAGAAGGAGCTCTTTTTTTATGCGTAAATGTATTTTTAAGATTATAGGACAACTAGCAAAATAAGCTACAACAACCTTGAAATTTTTACAGCAACTAAGAATTTACATCTTAAAACATGTTTAAAACTTTTATCTCCTATATGAAATTCAAAAAAATAGGAGGTAGTACATATGAGTAAATCTAAAAAAAATAAGGAGAAACAATAAAACGAATAAATGCAATAAAAAAAATAAGAACAAAATAATAAAATTCATAATAGAAATATTAACAAAAATATTAACAGAAAAAGGGACAGACTTAATAGAAGAGTTGTTTAAAATCTTTTTTTAGATTATTCAAAAGATAAAAATATGATATAATAAGTACAATATATTGGGTTAGGTCGGATATATATGGAATTAACTTTTCAAAGTTTTAAAGAATTTAATAAAGGTACAATGTTTAAAGGTGAAAGTCTTAGAAATGTATTATTAAGTGATAAGATTGAAAAAACAATTAAGGTTAATGCAATAAAAATATTTTATCCTAAATATTTATTTGTAAAAGACGACTTAGAAATTATAATTATAACCGATGCAAGTATAAACTTATTTAAAATAAATAGTGCATTAGATATCATAACTGCAAAATCTATAAGTAGGGATAAAATAAAAAGTATAAACCTTAAAACTAAGACACAAGGGTATTATGATATTGAATTAACAATAGAATTAGAAGATTCGCAAATAATACTAAATGGTAAAAATGATGCTCATGAAGGATATTATGAAGAATTCAATAAAAAAATACTAGATACATTTAAAGAACTATCGTAAATTAAAGGATCATGTAATATGGTCCTTTTTAAATAATTATAATGTTCCAAAAACAATAGTAGTGGAACATTATAATTTAGACCATGATTTTATGTTGTTTAATATGTTTCATAAATATATACCATTATCTATTGAAAGTGGCATATATTTGTGGTACACTTGTTTTATAGTAAAGTCATGGAGGTATCAAATATGAAATTTGGTTATGCACGTGTTTCAACTACACATCAAAATCTTGATTTACAAATAGATGAATTAAACAAATATAATTGTGATGAAATAATAACTGATAAAATAAGTGGAGCAAAGGTTAAAAGAGAAGGTCTGGATAATCTATTGTTAAAGCTCAGAAAAGGAGATACATTAATCGTTTGGAAATTAGATAGGTTGGGTAGGACAATGAAACAATTAGTTGATCTAATGGAATACTTTAATAAAAATGATATACAATTTATATCGATTAAAGATGGCATAGATACATCAACTACCGTCGGGAGATTTATGTTTCATGTATTAGGAGCGGTAGCAGAGATGGAAAGAGAAGTGATAAATGAAAGAAGAATAAAAGGTGTAGAAAGTGCTAAAGCAAGAGGAAGAGAAGGCGGAAGAAAAAAAGCACATGATTCTGAAAAGATTAAGACAGCATTAAGAATGGTTAGGGATGGATATAGCAAGAAAGAGATATGTGATAGTTTGGGGATTGCAAGAACTACATTATATAGATATATAAAAGAATATGAAAAAGATAAATTATAATAATTAGAGCATTTATGAAAGGAAAAAATAAATATATGATTGAAAATATTATAGGCATATATAGAATAATGAATTTGGCTAATAATAAAAAATATATAGGTCAAAGCATAGATATAATTAATAGATGGCAAAGTCATAAAAGTGCATTATATTGGAATAATCATCCGAATAAAGAATTACAACAAGAATGGAATCAATATGGATATAAATATTTTGAGTTTACTTTATTGGAGAAATGTAAAGCAGAAGATCTTAATAATAGAGAAAAATATTATATAAGAAATTCAAATAGTTATTTAAATGGATACAATGAAACAGAAGGTGGCGATACATCAAGAATAAATAATGATAATTATTTAGAAGAGTATACTATGAATAAATATTTTGAATTTGACTCTAAAATCTTAACAAAAGAACAAATTAAAATAGCAGATAATGAAATTAAAATGTTATCTGAAAGAAAAAAATCTCGAATACTTAAGGATATTTATAAATATTCAATAGAAGAATTATCAAAAAAGTATAAAATAAATTCAAATACTATAAATGCTATTGAAGAAAAGTTTAGAAGGGAAATAAGAAGAAAAATAAACATGCTTTAATTTGCGAATACTACTTAATATTGTATAATATAAGTAAAAAGAAATATAGTAGTCGTAAGTCATGATAGGCTGACCGAGCACCGGAGGCACTATTCCTTGTAGGGAGTAGTGCCTCTTTTTATTTTAAAAGGGGGAAACTAGGTACATGAAAAATTTAGAGATAAGATTAAAAGATTATAAAAGAAAAAAATCTGTTATAGAAACTATAGATGCAAGAATTGAGGCTTATAAATATGCCCTTAGTAATCCAGATGAAAGATACAATGAATATTGTATTTCTTCAAGAGAATTGGGTATGCCATCTGCACATAATGCTAATACCTCTAGTAGCGTAGAAGCAACAGTAGTATCTAAAGAAAAAATGGATGAATTGTTGCAAGAATGGATTCGGGAAGATAGATCTAGAAAATTTCCATTACAATTAGAAGTTACACAAATAGATGCGTCGCTTAGGGCACTAACTAGTCAAGAAAGAACGGTTATAGAATTAAAATATTTTGAGAAAATGTTTTGGAGAGACATAGAAATTAATTTTAATCTTAAATTTAATACGAACATAACAGATATTAGATTAAAGCAAATAAATAAAGATGCATTACGCATTATGTACGATATATTATATAAAAATTGTGAATGCATAGCTTAAGATTAAAAGTTATCTGAAAATTATATATAAATTATATGTTTTTCATGTTTTACTATTATAAAATAGTAGTATAGAAAATTTCATAAAAAATTGGTTTGAGCACTTAACATGGGTTAGGTGCTTTTTTACATACTTAACTAAGGTTAAGAGATATTATTCATAAAAATTTAAAGGGATGGTGAGGAGTGTGAAAATTGAGAAGATCTTAAAGACACAACAACCCAATGTATATAAAAGATTAAAAAAACATAAAAGAAATAAATCTAAAAAAAATCAAAATTCATTAACATTTAAAGATTATATAGATTTAATGAAACATGATAGCTATAAACGACACAATGGAGCTATAAGGCAAAAATGATTTAAGAGGTGATTAAATGGCAAGAGCTAGAAGTCCTAATAGGGATAAAGCACTTGATATTTATATTAAAAGTGGAGGAAAGCTTAAACCTAAACAAATAGCTGAAATGTTATCAAGTACAGAAGAAAAACCAGTCCGAGATTCTTTAGTTAGAAAGTGGAAAAGCCAAGATAAGTGGGACGATATACTAAATGGTACGCTATCGTTACCAAATAGTAACGTTGTATATAATCCGAATGGTAAGAAACATCCCGAAAAGGCACGATGGGGTAATAAAAGTAGTGTTGGATATGGAGCACCTATAGGTAATTTAAATAATATAAAGCATGGAGCATATCAATCGCTTTATGTTGATAGATTAAGTCCAGAAGAAAAAGAGTTGTATGAAAAAGCTAGTCCAGAACCAACATTTGATGAAGAAATAAAATTGCTTAGATTAAAAATAGCAAGATTACTAAATCGTGAAAAAACAATCTTTTATGATGTGTTTGGAAAAAAACATGAAAAGGTAATAAGTGAAGAAGATAGGGAAACTGGAATACTTGCATGCATGGATCAATTAAGAAGATTGATAGAAAGTAAAGCAAATATATATGGTGATAGTGAAAAAATTGCTATAAATAGAGAAAAACTTGAATTTAATAAGTATAAAGCAGATATAGAATTGAAACTTAAACAAGAAAAATTAGACTATGAAAGAAATAAAGATAACAAAAATGACAAACCTATAGAAATATTAATCAAGCGAAAGGGTGAGGATTAATGGCTATAGAAAAGGAAGTTAACCCTCATTTTGAAGATTTTTTGTTTGATTGGAATACAAAGTTTTATTTTCTAGTAGGAGGCTATGGATCATCAAAGAGTTATCATGTGGCTCTAAAGTTAATTCTTAAACTATTAGAAGAAAAAAGAACAGCTTTAGTAGTAAGAGAAGTATATGATACTATCAGAGATTCGTGTTTTTCATTATTTGATGAAATAATAACTGAAATGGCATTAGATGATAGGATCAAATGCGTTACATCTCCAATGCAAATACGATTTCCTAATGGTAGTAAAATTATATTTAAAGGTATGGATAAACCAGCTAAATTAAAATCTATAAATAATGTATCTATAGTATGGATAGAAGAATGTTCGGAAGTAAAGTATGCTGGATTTAAAGAACTACTAGGAAGATTAAGACATCCTAGCTTAAAGCTACATATGATTTTATCTACCAATCCAGTATCTAAGAATAACTGGTGTTATAAACACTTTTTTATGGATACTAAAAAGAAGATTTTTATATTAGATGATAAGCAACTCTATAAAAATAGAATAATTATAATTAATAATACTTATTATCATCACAGTTTGGCTGATGATAATTTATTTTTGCCTAAAAGCTATATAGAGCAGCTAGATGAATTAAAAACATATGATATTGATTTATATAGAATAGCTAGAAGAGGTAGATTTGGAGTTAATGGTAGAAAAGTATTACCACAGTTTGAAAAGAAACCTCATTATGAAGTACTTCAAGCAATTCAAAGCATTAAAAATCCTATTTATAGAGTTGGTATGGACTTTGGATTTGAAACCTCCTACAATGCTATAGTTAGACTAGCTATAGATGATAAAAACAAAATTCTATATATCTACTGGCAATACTATAAAAATCAAATGACAGATGATAAGACTGCCATAGAAATAGCAGAGTTTAAAAAGACACAGGAACTTATTAGAGCAGATAGTGCAGAGCCTAAAACTATTAAATATTATAAGCAAGAAGGATTTAATATGAGGGGTGCTAAGAAGTTCCAAGGTAGCAGACTTCAAAACACTAAAAAAGTTAAGAGATTTAAGAAAATAATTTGTTCAGAAAATTGTACTAACGTTATAGACGAGTTAGAAGATTTAACTTATGCAGTAGATAAAAATGGAGAAATTATAGAAGATGAATTTAATATAGATCCACACACGTTGGGCATACCAGCTTAGGCGTGTATAAATCGAGGTATTAAGCGGGAAAGCTGAAATGCTAATCCGAACCGAACACATATGTTTAAAAGCTATGTGAGGGGCAGAGACTAGGTGATGAAACTGTTTTACAGAATATAATTCACCCACGAGACTTCGAAATTTATTACAAAATAGTACTTTAATTATGGTATTTGGTATGGCGTAATGTTATTGAGGTGATATTATATGATAAAAGTAAATACCATAGAGGGATACAAAGAAGTACTAGATATATATTTTGTAAGTAAGGAAGGATTTATATTCTCAACTAAAACAAATAAGCCATTAGCAAATCATGATAATGGTAAAGGATATAAAGTTGTTAGTTTAAAACTAAAAGGTCAAAGAAAATGGAAAAAAGCATACATTCATAGATTAGTTGCATTAGCATATATATCTAATCCTAAGAATAATCCTAAGAATAATCCTGAAGTTAATCATAAAGATGAAGATAAATCAAATAATAATTATAAAAACCTTGAATGGGTAACTAGATTAGAAAATGTTCATTATGGTAATGCAATAAATAATATGACTATTAATAAATGTTCTAAAGTATATGTTTATGATTACTTATTAAACTATATTGGTGAGTATATAGGAGTATCAGAAGCTACTAGAAGAACCTTAGGATATGTAGAAAGTAGAGCTTTAAACAATAGAGTTAAAGAATATTTTTATTTAAGTGATAAACTAGATATTAGAAAAATAATTGAAATAAATAAAAATTCTAAATATCAAACAGTAGTAGTTGAAAATATAAACACAGGTGAAAAACTATATTTTCCTTACAATAGAAAAGCTAGAGAATTCTTTGCGGGTAAAGTAAATGTAACAGACGCTATTAAAAAGAATTGGATAGTTAGAAAAACTTACAGAATATATGAATTTGATTATAATAAATTAATAGATAGTCCGAGCTTACAGGAATAACAACTGTAAGAAGTAGAGGATAAAGAGCCTTTACGATAACAAAAATGTAGTGCAATCTGGTATGCATTAGATGGTTACGAAGTTGCAGATGTTAAAGAGAAAAAATATGATAAATCAGTTTATAACAAAGGAAAAGGAGTTATTAAGAAAGCAACTACTGATCCATACGGCAGGAAAGGAGGTACAGTATTCTAGTGGAGAGACAAGCAAAAACTATAAGAGATACATTACTTAAGTTACCTGATAACGAAATAGCCGAAAGAAGAAGAGTTTTCAGGGATTATTACTTTTATAAAGGTAAGTCTATAGATTTGGATAAGGCAAAAGATAATCCATTGTTATATGGTCAGAATTGGTCAATAGATGATAATGTTGATTATAAGCCTACACAAGACATTAGAAATAAAGTTAAGCCACTTCTCAAGAAACAAGCACGTTGGATGTTTGGGAAGAAACCTACTTTAGTATTCAAGGCTGATGATTTAAAAGATAAAGAACAATGCGAGGAATTAAGAAAGTTTATTGACGATGTATTTGAAGATAATAATTTTTGGAATAATACTAGAAAAGCGTTCTTAGAAGTAACTATAAAGAAAAGAGTACTTTTAAGAGCTGAAGCTAATCCAGGTCAACCAGTTATAATTAAGTATGAAAGTATAGAGAATTTCTTCTATAAAGAGAAGAATGGAAAACTATTAAAAGCTATTTTCTTTGAAGAAGATGAAATGAATGCATATAAAGAAGATGATAAGGACAAGATTTTTTACTTACATACTTATTATTATAAAGTAGATGAAAAAACTAATGTGCTTCAAGCTTGGTATAAAAAAGATACATATAAAAATACTGACTTAATAGAAACAGTGGAATATGACACGGGTCTTTCAACTATCCCATGTTGGCTTATAAGAAATGGTGGAGAATTAAATAATACCTTTGGTGAAAGTGATATAACTGACTTAGTGGATGCTCAAAATCAATACAATAGAAGAATAAGTGATTTTGCAGATGCTTTAAGATTTCAAATGTTTGGTTCTGAAACTGTTATTGATGGTAATGAAGATGATGTAAATAAACTTAATATTGCACCAGGAGCATTACATGCTATAAAGACTAGAGACGAACTTGCTGAAACTGGTAAACAAGCAATTATTCAAAGGCAAGAGTACAATATAGGCAATAGTGAAGCAATGAATACTTATTTAGATAGAACAGATAGTGATATGAAAGAAACATTAGATATGCCAAAGATAAGCGATTTAAACAACATACCTTCAGCTAAGGCAATGATTTATCTTTATAATGATTTAATTGCTAGATGCGAAGAAAAGTTTAATGATTGGGAAAGACCATTGTTAAGTTTAATGAATTTTATTATTGAAGTAGGTCCAGTATGTTATCCAGGTATATTTAATAGAGGTTGGACTAATATGAAATATACTAAATTAATTAAACAAAACTATCCTATTCCTAATGATCTTGATGAAAAGAAGAAAATTGCAATGGATGAAGTTGAAAAAGATGTTAGAAGTAGAAAATCTTATATTAAGGAATATAGTAATGAAGAGGATGCTCAAAAGGCATTTGAAGAAATATTAGAGGAAAAAGTACAAATAACAAATGCTGAAACTGACCAATTTAATAAAAATTTAGATGATGAGTTAGATAATATAGAGGATAAGTCTAATAACAAAGGAAATGTTGGTGATGAATAATGAATTTATACCAACAAAGAGTATTGGATGCTAGAAAAAAATTTTTAAAACTCAACAAGAAGCAAGAAAGAGAATTATTAAGAATATATCAAGAATTAGCTAAGCAATTATCAAGCGAAATAGCTTCATGTAGAACTAGTTCAGAGTGTAAATATTTAAGGAATTTAAATGAAATAGTTCAAATTTATGTAAGTGAATTAGACGGTAAATTAAATGATGTTATTGAAGGTATAATCAAGTCTAGTTCAGAAATAGCTAGTTCAACAAGTTTAGCTTATTACGAAAGTATAACTTATGATATAAAATTAAGATCTATGTTTAATAAATCAGTTATAAAGACATCATCTAATACAGTTAAGAAACTTGTGCAAGGAAGTTATTATAAAGATGGTAAAACATTAGATCATAGGATATGGAACATAACTAAGAAAAATGCTAATGATATAGATACCTTAATAAAAGTTAATATATCCAAAGGAGCTAATGCTAGAGAGTTAGCTAAACAGGTAGACAAATATGTTAATCCTTTAAAAAGAACTGAAGCTAAAACTATTGTTAGTGGAATGAATAAAAATGTGTCTTATCAAGCACAAAGACTAGCTAGAACATCAATAACACATTCTTTCACAGAAACAACAATAGAAAATGCTAAGAATAATCCTTTTAATATAGGATTAAAATGGAATTTAAGTTCTAGTCACCCTCGACATGATATATGTGATAGTTATGTTGGAAAGGTCTTTCAACCCGAAGATGCACCTTTACAACATCCAAATTGCTTATGTTATTTCACAGAAGAAAATGTGCCAATTGAAGATGCAATAAAAGAACTTAAAGCTTGGAGTAATGGGAAAGTAAATAATAGGTTAGATAAATGGTTAGAAGAATATGAGGAGGAACTTATATAAGCTTTAGAGATAAGGCTTTTTTATTTTCATCTTTTTAAGCTTTATTTGTAGATGTAAAAGAATAAATAAGCTGACCTTAATCGTGGACAGAATCACGTTAAAAACTGAAATTAAGGAATATTAGGAGGAATGAGTTATGGCAAGACTTAAAGAAATTTTAGGAGAAGAATTATTCAAGCAGCTTCCAGAAGATAAGCAAAATGAATATAAGGACAAAGATTTAGAGGATATAAGCGGAGGTGCATATATACCCAAAGTACGATTTGACCAAGTCAATGAAAGTGCTAAGGAATATAAAAAACAAGTTAGTGAAAGGGATAAACAAATAACTGAATTAAAAGAAGAATTTAAAGATACTTCAGGCTTAAAAGAAAAGGTTGAAAAGCTAGAAGCTGATAATAAGACTCAAAAGGAAACTTATGAGAAACAATTAGCTGACATTGCCTTCAACAATGCTTTAGAAAAATCTTTAGGTGCTTATAAGATTAAAGATAAAAAGCTAGTAATGGCACTTATAGATAAAGATAAGCTTAAGGTTGATGGTGATACTGTTATAGGACTTAAAGAGCAGATAGAACCACTTCAAAAGAGCCATGAGTATTTATTTGAAAAGGAAGTTAAGGGGACTGGTTCGTTTGTTACTGGTGGCAAAGGTAGCTTTGAACTACCTAAAACTAACTTTGCAAGTGAACTAGGAAAACAAAGAGCGGAATCATTAAAAACTAAAAGTCTATTAGACTTTGCAAAATAAAAATAAAGGAGATGTGAACAAGAATGAGACAGAATAGTTACACAATAGGTGCAAAACAAAATAAGCTAAGATTAATTGCTGGTGACCATTTTATATCATTGCCAATTAAAGTGAAAAAAGGTGATGTTAAATCATTACTAGATAATGAGGTACTATTAGCGGGTACTTTAATAACTAAAGATGGTAAGGCAGTAACTTCGACTTCAAGTTCAACAGATGTATTTGGTGTTGTTTATCAAGATGTATCTTTCAAAGGCTCAATGTCACCAACTTCTAATGCAGATGATGCAACAGAAGTAGTACCAGTATTTGTTCATGGTGCTTTATATGAATCATCAGTTAAATTCAATACAGATGAAACTATTAAAAAGGTTGAAATGGCTGCATTAAAACAAATAATTTTTGGAGAATAAGGAGGATATTATATATGCCTAATTTAAGAGATTATATTAATTCAAAGAACATAGCTCTTTATATTAAAGAGTTACCACAAGAAGCAACAGTAGACAAGACACTATTTCCAGATAAAAAGGTAACTGGAACAAAACTAGAAATGGCTAAAGGTGCTAAAAAAAAGCCTGTTGCATTAAGAATGAGCACATTTGATGCTGCTACAAAAATGAGAGCATTAAGTGCTGACTTGAATGTAAAGTCAACTGAAATACCTTTCTTCAAAGAAGGTATGGGAATAGATGAAACAACTAGAAGAGATCTACAAAATGCAATAGGTGCTAATAATGAGAACTTTGTTAATGCACTATTAGGACAAGTTTTTGAGAATTATGCAAATTTGGTAGAAGGTGCTAATATTATAGCCAAAAAAATGAGGGCATCAGTTATTCAAAATGGATTATTAAACTTTACTTCTAAAGATGGGGATATAGTAGTAGACTATGGCGTTCCATCAGCACATAGGCAAGTGCTTACAGGTAAAGGAAAATGGACAGATACATCAGCAGATATTGTTGGAGATATTAAGAGATGGCAGAAATCTATTACAGATGATGGATATGCTAAGCCTACTATTTTACTTTTAACTGAAAAGACATTTGATGAAACTTTTTTAGTTAATACTGTTATTACAAATCATATTAAAAATAGTAACTTGAATACATCTTTAATTTTATCTCAAGCAAATTACTTACAGTTTGCTAAAGAGGTAATGGGATTAACAGTAATCTTTTTAGAAGATGCTACTTATATTCCAAGTGAAGGAGCATCACCAATCCCATACTATGCAGATGGTAAAGTTACTCTTATGAGTGGTTCAAGCTTAGGTAATACTGTATATGGTACTACTCCAGAAGAGTTCGACAAACAAAGCGGTTCAAGTAAGTTAGATACTTATATGGTTGGTACAGGAACAGCAGTTACAACCATGGTTAAAGAGGACCCAGTAACAGTAGATACTAAGGTATCCGTAATGCTTATTGTTTCATTTGATAGAGCAGATGAATGCTTCTTTGCTACAGTACTTTAGAGAAGGTTAAGAGCCTTCTTCTTTTAAATTAAATAGAAAGGATGATTATTATGGCAAAAGCTAAAATAATAAAAGTTAAAGCTTTAGTTAATCTAAAGTATGATAAAAAATGTGTAAGTATAGGAGACGAATTTGGTGTAAGAGCAGAAGATGCTAAAGAAATGAAAGCACAAGGTTATGTAGAGATATTAGGTGAATTGCCTGAAGAAAGTGAAGAGGAAGGAACAGGAGAAGCACCTAAGGAAGGTGAGTAATAATGTTAACATCTTTAGAAATATTAAAGATCAATTTAAATGAAAGCCAATATCCTATGTTTAGCGATGAAGAATTAGAAAATCTTTTATTAGTTAATCAAAACAATGTACTTAAAGCTAGTTGGAAAGGATGTTTGATGAAGGCCAATACTGATAAAAAAATAAAAGTAGGGCCTATAGAAATAGAAAATGCTGATCCAGATTATTGGAACAATTTAGCTGCTATGTATCAAGCTGACTACTTAGAAGAACAGACTAAGTTAAATCCAAGCAAAACTACAGGGTATAAAACATTTATGCGAAGGGTAGATGGTTGTTAGTGGCTAGATTAAAAGCTAAAAAAATAATAGATGCAATTAATAAAGGAATAGCATTAAATCCTACGACAATAGAAATTAAGCATACTGAAAAAGTTATTGTTGATGGTGCTTTTGATGAAGTTGAAAGTGTAAAAAAATTAAACGTTCTTATTTATCTTGAGGATAGTTCAAATAAAGTAATTATAGATAGTAAAACTTTAGGAACATCTTATATTAGTAATAGATATAAAATGATAGCTGATAAAGATGCAAATCTAAATATTAATCCTAAAGAATCTATTGAGTTTACTTGTAAAGAAGGACATATGAAAATTACAGCAACTTATCCAATAGTAATTGAAGATACTATTTGTGGTTATATGTGTGATCTTGAAAGGATAGATTGATATGGCTTTTAAGGCAATTGAGTTTATTAATAGAAAAAAAGCTGGAATGAGTATCTTGTGCAATGTTTTAGCTAAGGATTTAGAACATAAAGCTAAAGATAATGCTAATTGGAAGAAACATACTAATCATGCTGTACAAGGATTAACTGGTGGATGTGAAGGTGGAGGAAACAACTATTCTATATATCTAGCACATGGAGTTGATTATGGTGAAATATTAGAAGAAGGTTCAAAACCTCATGTTATAACACCTAAAAATGGTAAAGCTTTATATTGGAAAGGTGCAGCACATCCGGTTAAAGAAGTTCATCATCCTGGAACTAAAGGATTTAAAACTATAGAAAATACTTTAGAAAGTTCTAAAACAATGGTAAAAGCTGCACTACTTGAATATTGGAGTGATTAAAAGTGAGAGCGGGAATAAGACAAAAACTAATAGATAGTATTCCAGAACTTAAAGATTGTTACGAGCCTACAATACCAGGAAAAGATACACCTAAACCTTATGCGGTAATTTTACAAGGTAGTGATGATGAACAGAATAATCCAACTTCATTTAAAAGAACTATAGAAATATGGTTATATGAAAAAAGAACTACATTTCAAAAGTTAGATACTTTATCAGAAAAAGTAATTAAATCTTTAGATTTACAAACTATAGAGGATGTTAATAATAAAGAAACATTTACTTGTATGTTTAATGGAGCTATAGGACAAGACATTATAGATGAAGAATGGAATGCTTTATCTAGAGGATTACAATTTAGTGTAATAGCTTTGCATGGAGAAGAAGAAACTACAGGAGATACATGGGTAGAAGCTTTAAGCAACTATACAGAAAATATAACAAATATAAAAGTATATAGGGATATCTGGAAAAAGGATTTTAAAGTACCTTCTATACTTTGGAGAACAACAAATACAAGTAGAGAATGTATTAATGGGGCTTTAATCAAAGAAAATAAAACTTTAATATGTCATGTTGTAAGTAAAAATAAAAGTGAGATAGAATATCTACTTAACAATTTAGAAGATAAGCTTATAACAGATTTAAAGATACCTTTGGATATTAAAGATAGAAGGTATTTAACTATAGAAAGCATACAGGAAGATAGAGATGCTGATATGTTAGGAGCAGGACAACTTACAATAGAATTAAGCAGAAGAAAAATGATAGAAGACAATGTGTCTACTATAAATAAAGTTTATAGTAGAGGAAATATAGAATAGGAGGTATATTATGTCGGAAGAACAAAAAGTAACAACTAAAAAAGTTACTCAACCAATAGAAAAATATTTCGTACAGGATTTAATAGAAAATTGTGAAGCACTGACAGGCTACAAAAAAGAAGTAGCAGTTGGTGCTTTATTTAATTCAAATGAAGATGAAATGACTAAAGATGATTTTAAAAAAGCTATAAAAAATTTTTTAAATAAGGAAGTGGAATAATGGCAAGTGGATATTGGAGTGAAACAGATAAACCAATAAGACCAGGATTTTATAACAGATTTAAGGCAGCAGCTCTTGCTAGAATAGAACCTGGTAAAAGAGGAATAGTAGCTATTCCAATAAAAGCTAATTGGGGTCCTGTTAAAAAAGTTGTATCTATTAAAGATGAAAAAGATTTAATAGAGAAGTTTGGTAATGATCCTAAATACACAGCTTATAAATTAGGTAGATTGGCATTATTGGGACAGCCTAAAGAATTGTTACTTTATAGACTTACAGATAAAAATGAAAAAGTAGCAAGTATTACATTAAAAGATACTACTGTTAGTTCTGCTTTAGAAGTATTAAAATTAGAAACTATATATCCAACAACCAGAGATTTTAATATAACTGTTAGAACTAATATAGTAGATGATTCTAAAACAGATTTAATTTTATATGAAGCTGCTAAACAAATATATGTTTTTAATGGATTAAGCGGAACTATAGAGGAAATAGTAACTGTTATAAATAACAATGAAGAAAATAAGTGGTTAAAAGCTACTAAATTAGATGAAGGTAATGGAAAATTAGCAAGTGTAGCTAATCAAACTCTTACAGGTGGCAATGATGGTACTAAGTCAATTACTAATGAAAATTATCTTGAAGCTATGAGTGCATTTGAAGGTGTTAAATTTAATGGTTTTACACTAGATGGAGTAACAGATTCGGCACTTCAAACATCTGTAAAAGCTTGGGTAGAGAGAAATAGAAAAAATGGAAAGAAAATAAGAGCTTATATTGGTGGAAAAGAAAATGAAAAGATAACAGAAGCTAATAATAGATCTAAGTCTTTTAATTATGAGGGAATTTTAAATATAGGGACTACTGGAGGAATACTTGATGGTATTGAATATACTCCAGCAGAAACTGCAGTATACATTTGTGCATTAGGAGAAGGACAAGATTTAAAAGAATGCTTATGTAATCAAGTTACTATTTTTGAAGGCGTTACAAAAAATTTAACAAATGAAGAAATAAAAAGTGCACTACAAGATGGAACTATGATTATACGTTATGATGATGGAGCTGTTGTAATAGAGGATGATGTAAATACTCTTAAAAGATATGGACAAGAACAAGATGATACATGGGGATATTTAAGAGCTATAAAGTTCATGGATGCAATAGATGAAGATACAAGTTTTACTGGAAATAGACAATATGTTGGTAAAGTCACAAATAATAGAAATGGCCAACTAGCTGTTTTATGTAGTCTAAAACAATACTTTGAAACTTTACAAAGTGCAGAATTAATAGAGCCAGACTTTAAAGTTTACATAGATGAAGAATTGCAGAAAAATGCTAAGAATGACGAGTTTTTCTGGAAGTGGAATGCTAAATACATTAATGTTATGAAAAAAATCTATGGAACAGGATATATAAGATAGGAGTGATATTATGGCATTAGATGCAAGTAGAACGATACATGGTTCTAAAGGAAAAATTCTAGTAGATGGTGAATGGCAAACTAACTTAACAGAATGCACAGCAGAAGTCGAGTTAGATAAAAAAGAACTGAATTTACTAGGAGATGATTGGACTAGATATAAGCAAGGAAGTAAAAAAGGTACTGGTTCAATGTCAGGGTATAAAGTAAGTTCAGCCTTGATAGAAAGGGGCTTTAAAAGATTTGAAGTTATTACTGCATTAGAAGATCCCGAAGCTTATGGATATGAACGTATAAGACTTAAAAATTGTATGGCTGATAAAATGAATCTAATAAATTTAAAAGCTAATGAGCTTGTAGAAGAAGAAACACCTTTTACATTTGAAGGCTTTGAACTTTTAGATAAGATTGAAATAAAATAATAAATTTTAGGAGGAATTAATTATGAATAATGAAAAAATAAAAGATGAAGAAATATTAAACATGACAGAGGAAGATATAATAAATAAACTTATGGAACCTACAGAAGTTCCAGAAGCTACGTATTTTATAGAAAGACTAGGTATTCCAGTTACACTTAAAGGCCTTTCAGAAAAAGAAATAAATAGAATAAAGAAAGAATGTACTTATACTAGGAAAGAAAGAGGGAAAAGGGTAAAAGAATTAGATGATGAAGAATTTAATGCAGCATTAATTGAGGCTGCTACAGTAACACCTAATTGGAATAATTCTAGATTATTAGATGCATTAAAAGTATCTGATGGTAAACAAGTTATAAGAAAAAAATTCTTAGCTGGAGAAACATCTGCTATGGGAGATAAAATATTGGAACTTAGTGGATTTGATGATGAATTAGAAAAAATTGAAGATATAAAAAACTAATATCATCAGGCAAAATTATTACTGCTTTATATAATTTATTTACAAGGCATAATATTTGTCCTGATGATTTTTATAAGAAAGAAGATATGGCAAGGAAATTACTCCTTGCTTTTTCTGACTATGAAATAGAACAAGAAAATAAGGCAAGAGAGAAAGCCCAAAAGGGGGCGAACTAGATTAGTAAAAGAGAAATATACCGCTTAGATATAAAAATAGGGGTTAAAGGAGATAGTGAAGCCAAAAAGAAGCTAACAGCTACAGAAAAGTTTGCTAGACAAACAGAAAAAAGGACTAAGGCTTTAAATAAAATAAAAGCTAGTCCAACTGTACGACTAAAAGATAAATTAAGTAAACCATTGAAAAAAGTTGAAGGTAGATTATCTAGTTTTTCCAAAAGAGCTTGTTCAAAATTAGCTGCAGTTGCTACTGCTGCTACATTAGCAGTCGGCGGAGTTGGTATTGGTAGTAGTATAAAGACTTTCACAAATTTTGAACAGGGAATGAAGAACGTTCAAGCTACTAGTCAAGCTACAAATACTGAATTCAAACAACTATGGAATACTGCAAAGGATTTAGGGGCTAAAACATCTTTTAGTGCAAAAGAAGCAAGTGACGGAATGAATTATTTAGCCATGGCAGGATTTAAAACTAATGAAATAATTTCGGCTATGCCAGGATTACTAGACTTGGCGGCAGCAGCTGGAAGTGATCTTGGGGTTACGAGTGATATAGTATCAGATGCAATTACAGCTTTCGGATTAAAAGCTAAAGATACAACTCATTTAGCTGATGTTATGGCTAAAGCAAGTTCAACAGCAAATACAAATGTTGAAATGTTAGGAGAAGCATATAAGTACGCAGCAGCTCCAGCACATGCTTTTGGAATGAGCGCAGAAGAAGTTACAGCTGCACTTGCTAAAATGGCAGATGCAGGGGTAAAAGGTACAATGGGAGGAACTGCACTTAGAGGTGCATTAACAAGACTTGCTAAACCTCCTAAACAAGCTGCTAAGTGGCTTAAAAAACTAGGTGTTAATATCGCAGACACTCATGGTAAAATACGTCCTTTTAATTCAATAATGGGTGATATGAGAAAATCTATGAGTAAGTTAACACAACAACAAAAACAACAAGCTGTTGCAAGCATTTTTGGACAAGAAGCTATGTCTGGTATGCTTGCGGTACTAAATACAAGCACTGAAGATTTTGAAAAATATACTCAAAGCTTGAAAAAAGCAGATGGTACTGCAAAGGAAATGGCTAAAACTAAGCTTGATAGTTTAGGTGGACAATTTACTATTCTAAAAAGTGCTGTAGAAGGTATGCAAATTGAATTAGGAGAAAGATTAGCACCTTATGCTAAACAATTTGTTACTTGGTTTACAGCTAAAATTCCTGATATAACTAATGGAATTATAAAAATAGTTGATAAAATATCTCAATTAGCACATAAATTCAATGAGCTTAGTCCAGCAACTAAAAAATTTATAGGATATTTAGCAGCAGGAGTGGTACTTTTTAATCCTTTAAATCGTGGTATTACTTTAGCTACAAAAGGGATAAAGGGAATGATTGGACTTACCGGTAGAGTTGGGAAGTTTTTCGGAATATTCAAAGGAGCAACTGCTGCGGTAGAAGCTACTACTACAGTTGCTGCTGGAGCAGAAGCTGTAGCTGGAGCTACAACAGCTATGGGTACTGCAACTGCAACAGTTGCAGGTAGTGGAGCATTAGGAACATTAGGAGCAAGTTTAGGTTCAATTGCTGCACCAGTAGCTATTGCTGTCGCTGGTATAGCAGCACTAGGATATGGTGGATATAAATTAAAAAAACATTTAGAAGCCGATGCAGTACCTGCCGTAGATTTATTTGCAGATAGAATTGAAAAAACTGCAATAGTTAATAAACAAGCTGTAGGTGGAATAGCTAAAAGCTATCAAAAAATGAGTGTAGAAATTTCTAAAGAAACTAAAAAAGCAGTAGGAGCTTACATGGAGTTAGATAAACAAACTAGTAAATCTTTAGTTGATATAAATGCTAATAGTATAAAGTTTACAGCTAACACCAAAAACGCAGTTATTAAAAATTTTTCTGATATGGTTAACAAAAGCAGTAATAAAGGAAAAGATTTAAATGCTAAAATGATTAAGGAATTTCGCAATTTAGTAGATAATACAACTATTGCTTCGGAAGAAAATAAAACAGCTATTATAAATGAATATACAAGTATGGTTAATGGCTGTTCTAAACTTACTAAGAAACAAAAAAGTGATACTATTAATAATTTTGTGAAAACTTTCAAAGAAACAACAGGAATTACTGAACAACAAAAGAATACTTTAATTGCAAAATACAATGAAATGGGACAACAGATTAACTCGGGATATGATAAACAATATCAAGAACGTAATACTAAACTACAAAACTTTTTTGCTAAAAGTAGTGTATTTACTGCTCAAAGACAATCTGAAATTTTACAAGCAGAGAGAAATCATAATGAAGGTTTAAAAGCAAGTACACAAGAATACTGTGATAAAATCTCACAAATTATTCAAACAGCTAATAATGAACATAGACAATTAAGAGCTAATGAATTAAGTGACATAAAAATGTATCAAGATAATATGAGACAAAATGCTGTTGAGAGCTTAAGTAAAAATGAAATTGAAACTAAAGTTATTTTAGAAAGACTAAAAAGTTATAATACACGTATTACAGCTGAGCAAGCAGCAGAAGCAATAAAAAACGCAGAACAACAAAGAGTACAAACAGTAGATGAAGCAAATAGACAATTTTTAGAAACAAAATCAGCTTTTGAGCAAGCAAGAGATATAACTAAAAGCTGTACAGCTGAAGAAGCAGACGAAGCTATTTCCGCAGCAGCAAGAATGAGGGATGAAACAGTTGCACATGCTAATGCACAAAAAGAAGAAGTAGTTAGTAAAGTAACTGAAATGGATAGCGAAATTTCCCAAAATGTAAACACCACTACAGGCGAAGTTATATCTAATTCAGAAAGAATGCAGTCAACATGGGATAATTGGAATCCGAAAGAACATAATTGCGTAGTTAACTTTTTTCATAAAATTTTTAGCAGTAAAGAGGAAATTTCTAATCCTAAAAAACAGATGACAAGAGAAGAATTTTTAAAGATGAAAGCTCAAAATTATGCAAGTGGTACTAATTTTGCAACAAGTGGTGTACATGAAGTAGCTGAACATGGTTTTGAAATAGTGGTTGGTAGGCAACATAGATTATTTAATGGTGGAGAAAAGGTATTAAATCATAGAAAATCTAAGCAATTTTTAAAAGATACTAATGAAATACCACAAAAAAAGCCAAAACCACAATTTGCTATAGCCCAACCTCAATTAGCTGGTGTTGGAGGTGGAAATGTAAATGTAGATGTAGATGTAGAAAACAACTTTGACAATGATACTGATATAGATGGAATAGTACAAAAGGCAATGCAAGAGTTTGGATATAAATTAAAAGAGGCATTAAAAAATGTAAAAAAATAATTGATCCCCTCCTAATTATGTTATAATGTACAATATTAGGAGGGGATAAAATGAAGAAAAATAGAATTATAACTGTAGTATTAGTTATAGTAGCATTTATAGTTGGATTTTTTGTAGGAGATAATTCTGCTGTAAATAGAATAAATAAATTAGACAATAATAAGCAATTAACTCAACAAACAAATTCAACACCAACTGAAAGTCAAGAAAATAAAACTAAATCCAAGGTATGTAAAAAAGGTGAAGAGTCAAGTTGTGGAGATTTTAATTTAAAAATATTAGATGCTAATGAAACAACAACTGTAGAAGCTGGTAATAAGTCAGATAATAAAACTACAAATGAAAAATTTATTGTATGTAAAGTTAGTATTAAAAATATCTCTAAGCAACCTAAGCAATATAAATCAACTGATTTTATATTAGGAAATATGAAAGATAAAGCACAATACACTATAAATGATGCTGCATTTAGTGCTATGAGTTCTGCAAATGGTAAAGAAACTATTTATAATAAAAATAATAATTTTGTTGGAGTATATAAAGATATTAATCCTAATACAACTAAACAAACTTATCTAATTTTTGAAGTCCCAAAAGATTTTAATATATCTGATGGAGTATTAATATCTGGTGGTTCAGGGAAAACTACAGCATTTTATTTAAAATAACATTATTAAAAGAATCGCTTATGCGGTTCTTTTTTATACATAAAGAAGGTGAGAAGATGTATGTATTATGGTGAATTTTCTAGTCTGTCTAAAGAGTTTAGAGATTTAAATAATCCAGAACTTGATGTGTATATTAAAAATATATACGATGAAGAATGTACTTTTTTTCATTTCCCTGTTAATCCTATTGATACTATAAATATTAATAGAGGTAAAAAATTTGAAACTGTAGACTTAATTAATTTTGGAGAAGCTGATTTTAGTTCTCCTGGTAAGAAAATAAAAGAATTAAGTTTTAGTACTCTTTTACCTAGTAAAGCAGATAGTTACTGTAAATATCTTCACATTCGTAAACCAGAAGAAATTATAAAAAAATTAGAACAATGGATGGAACAAAAAGAACCTATACGGCTTATAATTACTAGATTAAATATAAATGAATTAGTAATTATAAGTGATATTGGCGAAGAAATTCGTGCAGGTGAACATGACGATAAGTATATATCTATTACATTTAGAATTTATAGAGAACCTAAAATAGAATCTCTTCCAGTTGCTAAAAAGAGTTCTAGTCCAGCACAAAAAGTACAATTGAGAAATAATAGACCTAATACTAATACAAAATATAGAGCTGGACAATGGGTAGTTATAACAGCAAGTGTATTAAGAGTTAGAGAAAAACCTGGTACCAATAGCAAAATATTAGGAAGAGTACGAAAAGGGGCAAAATATAAAATTGGTAGAGTACAAGGTAATTGGGCAGATATCTATTGGGGAAAATCAGGTGGATGGATTTGCCTTGACTATGTTAAATAGGTGATACAATGACAACTATAATACTTAATAATAAGTACAAAATACAAGAATTAAATGAGGGAATAACTTTAAATGAAGCTATAGATGGTATAGCTTATACAGCAAATATTAATTTAGTAGAAACGTCAAAATTAGCTGAAATTAGAGTTAGAAAAGGTATGCCTATGGAAATTTGGGATACTAATTTTGAAACTAAACAACCCATTAGGTTATTTAAAGGAATTGTATGGGATTTCAATAAATCTGGAAATATAGCAAAACATATATCTACAGTTTGTAAAGAAAGAACTGTTTATCTTGAACAATCCGAAGACGAATATCTTTTCCCAGATGGACTTACAGCTACTAAGCGTATACAAAAGTATTGCAATGATTGGGGAATACCTTGTGCATGGCTTGTTAATACCAATATAAAGTTATCTAAAACAACTTATAAAAGCAGTATTTTCGATATGATAAAAAAAGATTTAAAAGAAACTGCTCAAAAGGGTGGAGATTTATATAACATTAGAATGTTAGATAAATTAAATATTTTAAAACTAGGAAGTAATAAAACTGTTTGGAAATTAGAAACTGTAGCTGAAGATATTCAAGAACATAGTAGTTTAGAAGGAGCTATAACTAAAGTTAAAGTTTTAGGACAAGAAAAGGAAGGAAGTAAAACTCCTGTTATAGGAACATATATAGATTCTACTAATAGATACAACTATGGGACACTTCAAAAAATAGTACAGGATGAAAAAATAAAAAACGGAGCAGAAGCAAAAAAAAGAGCGGATATATTGTTTAATACAGGTAAAGACACCTTTACTGTAAGTGGTATAGATATAAATACAATAAGAACAGGAGATAAAGTAAGTTTAAATGGACAACTTTTATATGTTATTGATGTAACACATGAACTTGGTTATCCTGGTAAAATGAATTTAAATTTAGGAACTTTAGATTATATCAGGAGGGAATTTTATAGTGACGATTTTTAATGAATTAGCTAGAGAAATAAAAGGTAGTACAAATAAAGATATAGGTAATGCCCTTTCTTCATTAAGGTTTGGATTTGGAACTATAACATCTAGTGGACTTAAATTAGATAATTTTAAGTATGAAATTAAAGACTATATGATGTTAGATTATCTAAATTTAAAAGATGAATATACTACAGAAATAGCAGGAACATATACTCATGGACATGTTTTTAAAACTCCAGATAACTTGAAAGCATTAAAAGAAGGAGATAGAGTATTAGTAGCAACGGTAGGAAATGAGTTTATAGTAGTGGGGAGGGTAATAAATGCCTAACTTATTCCCAGAAAACACAGATTTTGAAGAGAATAATATAAAAGAATTGTTGGAAGAACCTTTAGAATTTCAAGGTTCTTATTTATTTGACTTTGAAAAAGGAGAATTTGTTACTAATCCTGATGGCACTGTATCCAAGTGTGATGATCTTCAAGCATATATACAGTGGTGTAATAAAGTAATGTTAAGTCCTAGATATAAATTAGCATATAGCGATTTATATGGACAGGAATTTAAAAACATTATAGGTTCGGGATTATCTAAAGCAGCTATAGAACTTGAAGTAAAAAGAATGACAATAGAAACTTTAATTGTACATCCTAGAACAAGAGAAGTTATAAACTTTGAATTTAAATGGTGTAATAATAAAGATAGTTTATATTATACATTTGAAGTTTTAACTACATTTTATGAAGAAATTAACCTTAATAATACAGTTAAAGTGAGGTGATATTATTGGAAAGAGATTTACCAATGCCAAGTTTTTTAAATGAAACTGTAGATGATATACATGAGAGAATGTTAGAAAAAGCACCTCCAGGTGTGAATACTATTGAGGGAGATTTTTTCTGGGATAATACAAGACCTACTGCAGAAGAAAAAGCTGAATTGGTACAAATTAAATTACAAAATGTATTAAGGATAGCTTTTCCTCAAACAAGTTATGGGGTATGGCTTGAATATTTAGGAGAATGTAAAGGAGTTTTTAAAAATCCAGCAACATATGCTACTGGAATTATAAAAGTAAAAGGCAAGCATGGTACTGTAATAGAAAAAGGCAAAATAGTAGGCACCCCCGCAACTGATGAAAAAGAAAGTATTGAGTTTGAATTTACAGAAACTAAAATTATAAGTGAAGCAGGAGTGGCTAATATAAATGCTAGGTGTCTTAAAGAAGGAACTATAGGAAATGTACTACCGAATACTATAACAGTTCTTTTTTCTTCTATAAACGGAATAGAAAGTATTACAAATGAAGAATTTAAAGGTGGAACTGATATAGAAGATGAAGAACACTTTAGAGAAAGAGTAATGGAAGCAGAGAAGGAAGAACAATTAAGCGGAGCTGATAGTGACTATGTTAGATGGGCAAAAGAAGTACCCGGTGTTGGATATGCTTATGTAATTTCTGAATGGAATGGTGCTGGGACTACAAAAGTTTTAATACTGGATAAGAATGGACAACCAGCAACAAATGAACTTATAAAAGCAGTAAAAGATTATATTTACCCTGACAAATTACCAGGACAAAACAGAGGTGGAAAAGCTCCTACAGGTGCAATAGTAACAATAGCTACTCCGAGTGTATTGAACATTAATATTCAAGCTAAATTTGAATTTGAAAAAGGATTTAATTCTACAGATATTTTAAGCAACTTAAAAGACAAAATAAACACTTATTTAGGGAGAATACCTATAGGTGGTACTGTACTATATAAAGCTATAGATACTATTATTGGTTCTGTGCTTTTAGAAAAACAAGGTATAAAAGACTATAGTAATTTAACTGTAAATGGAGGTACTTCTAACATTAAGTTAGTGGACCAGGTGGCTATAGTGGGAGAGGTGAAGAACAGTGATAACATCTAAAAAAGGTAAGGAAATGATACAACAAATAACTCCTATATACCAAAAAAGTATAATTGAACAATCCATATATGAAGCTATAGGACAAGAATGGGATAGTGTTGATGAATTAGCATATGAAGTACTGCTACAATTATTCCCTCAAACAGCTACATGGGGGCTTGTATTCTGGGAACAAAGAGTAGGATTACTAACTAATTTAAGTGAAGATATTGAAAAAAGAAGAAGAAAAGTAATTGCCAAGCTACAAAGTAAACATATAATTACACCAGAGCGAATGGCTATGATACTTAAAAATTACACTGGTGCAGATATTTTAATAACAGAAAATATAGCTCCATATACATTTGAAGTTAAATTAACAGGGAAAGAAGGCTTTCCTAAAAGCTTAGATTATTTATATAAAACAGTTAAGAGAATTAAGCCTTCACATTTATCTGTTAAACATAAACTAATATCTATAACAGAATCAAATTTTTATGTTGGAGCAACTACTTTATGTGGAGAAAACATTACTGTATATCCATGGAGTCCTAAAAATATAGAATCTAAAGGTAAAATAAACATAAGTTTAGGAAGTAGTACAGGATTTGAAGGAATAACAATATACCCTAAAAAGGAGATGATTTAATGGCAGAGCAGTTTTATACAATACTTACAGCTATAGGTAAAGCAAAAATGGCAAATACTACTGCACTAGGAACAAAAGTTAATCTAACTAAATTCCAAGTTGGAGATGGTAACGGTACTTACTATAATCCAACAGAAGACCAAACAGGACTTAAACATAAAACATGGGAAGGTCCTATAAGCAGCATAACAGTAGATGAAAATAATCCTAATTGGATAGTAATAGAAGTTATAATTCCTAGTAACGTAGGCGGATTTATGATACGTGAAGCTGGGGTATTTGATGACGAAGGAAATATGATTGCAATTGGAAAGTATCCTGAAACATATAAACCAGTTGCAAGCAACGGAAGCACAAAAGACTTAATTATAAAAATGATATTAGAAGTAAGTAATACCTCCAGTGTAACTCTTAAAGTAGATCCAACAGTTATTCTTGCAACTCAAAAAGATATACAAACACTTAATAATAGAATAGGAAACATTAAAGTTCCTGTGCAATCTGTTAATAGCAAAACAGGTGTAATAGAACTAAAAGCAGTAGATATTAAGACAGCAGATGGTACTAATTTAGAAGAATTTAAAAAGAAAACTAATTCGCAATATGAAGAAGCTACGAACAAAATTAGTGATTTAAATACTAAAACTAGCAGTATAAAAAACGATATAAAAAAAATAATGCCTAAAAATACAAAAATAGAATGGCACTATATATATTACGTTGATGGTGAAAATGGAAGTGATGAACAAGGGCTTGGCACAAAAGCGAAACCATTTCGTACAATAAGATATGCAGCAGCAATATCAATGATGTTTGCAAAAGATTACATTGCAAATCATACTGAACCAACGATTGAATTACTATCAGATTTTTACGAATATAATTATTTAAATGGATTTTGGGGAGTTTTAAACGGTAACGGGCATAATATTAAGAACATAAGTTGCGATTTTTGTAATATAAAAATAAAAAATATTAAAGTTACATCACAGTGTTGTTTTAAAAATTGTATTATATACATTGATGAAATTCAATGCGTTGGGGAAAATTCAACCCCTCTTTGTTTCCATATTTCCGCTGACAGGTCACTAGGGTGTATATCAAATATAACACTTGATACCACATATTCTGGTATATCAGCTGATAGTGGCTCAAGTATAGAGGTATCAAATATCAATGTGCAGAAAGTTGATATTTGCGTATATAGTAGCAATTCAAGTTTATTTGTAAGAGGAGTTAATGGCAATGGGTATAAAACAGCCAAGGTAACTTACAGCTACGGGCAAATATTTTGCTCGAGTGATTTGAGGTGATATAAATGTATTTATTAATAAATGAAAAATTTTTAAAAGATAATATAACTGGTAAAGAATTAAATTTTGATAAAATAGTAAAACACAACAACAATATTTACTGTTATATTGAAAATCATATAATACTTTCTTTAGAAGGAATATCTAATATAGATGATTACAAAGTAGAAAATGGAGAATTTAGCAATCCACCAAAAACAAAAGAAGAACTGCAACAAGAAAATGTGAACAATTTAGTACAAACAATTGCTAATTTAAATTTAGAAAATAGGAAGAAAGATGCAATGGCAACGACTTTAGCTCAAACAGTTGCTAATTTAAATTTAAGATTAAATAAATTAGAAAAGGAAGGTAGATAATATGTTTAATTTTTATAAAATGTTTTATGGAACAGCTTTGACTAAAGAAGATATGCAAGAAGCTTGTAAATGGGGATGTGTAACAGTAGAAGAATATAAAAAAATCGTAGGAGAAGAATATACAGGAGAGTTAATGTAGTTCACAATAGGTAGCTTTTGCAAATTAAAAATTAAATATTAAAAGCAATAGATCAGGACTTTGCAGAAGTCTTTTTTATTTTAAGATAAATTTTTTGAAAAAATGGATTGATATATAAATATTAAATTGTAAAATTGGCATATTTTATAATTTAATAACATAGTTTAAAAAAAGGATGTGATATTTAAAGTTTCATCAAAATTAATTTTAAAGGAGTTGGGGAAATAATGAATTTTGCTTGTAGTAGTTTTTCATGGTCAACAGAAGATAATAAACATTTATTAGGACGTACTTATGATCAATTTGGAAATTTAGAAGGAAATAAAATAGTAGTTATTCCTAAAAATTATACAATTAATTTAGAAGTCAATGATACTAATAATATTGCTAAGACTAAATATTCTTACGTTGGTATGGGTATTTTAGAAGTAGGTACACCTATTTTAAGTGAGGGTATAAATGAAAAGGGGCTTATGGGTGCGCTATTGTATTATCCTGAATTTGCTTATTATAATAAAGAAAAAAGTCCAAATGCCATAAATATAAATCCTGCATTTTTTGTTACGTATATTTTAGGTGAGTGTGCAAACTTAAATGAACTATTAATTAAGATTAAAGATATAAATCTTACCAATGAATTAATTAAAGGTGAAGCAATGCCTGTACATTATATGTTTTCAGATGCAAGTGGTGAAGCTATTATTATAGAACCAGATAAAGGAGGTATAAGTATTCATAGGAATTCAATTGGTGTTCTAACAAATAGTCCTAATTATTCTTGGCAAAAGCAAAATTTAAGAAATTATTTAGGAACTAGTAATGAAGCTAGACCACCTCAAAATGTAGTTAATTATGAAATCTCTGAATTTGGAGAAGGATCAGGAGCTTTAGGGTTACCTGGAGATTATACACCTGTTTCACGTTTTGTTAGACTTGCATTTATTAAACAATTTGCAGTAAAAGGTAAAAATGAATTAGACGGTATTACTAAAATGTTTCATAATTTTTCATCTGTTGATGTACCAGATGGTATAATAAAAGAAAAAAATGAATCGTCTTACGAGCGAACATTATGTATATCATGTATGTGTTCAGAAAGTTTAACATATTATTTTAAATTATCATCAAACAGTAGAATATGTGCCGTTAATTTAGAACATGAAAAAAATAATACTGATATAAAATATATTAATTTACCTACTAAACAAGATATATTATTCTTAAACTAGAAAATAATAGTTAAGCCTCAAATAAAAATAGCTTAAAGGTTTTGTTCCTTTAAGCTATTTTTTTATTTGTGCATCAAAGGAGGATGATGAATGGATAAACAGAATATTTTTAACACAATAATTGCAGCAGCAGGGACAGCTTTGACATGGTTATTTGGAACGTGGGACATGGCTTTAATAGTATTAATTACTGCTATGTCTTTAGACTATGTAATGGGCATTATGTGTGGCTACAAGGATAAGAATTTAAGCAGTTCCAAAGGCTTTAGAGGACTAACTAAGAAGTTTACAATATTAATTATTTTAATATTAGCAGTATGTTTAGATAGACTTATTGGACAAGGTTGGGTATTTAGAACTTTAGTTATATATTTTTATGTAGCTATAGAAGGAATAAGCATTTTAGAAAATGCAGTTAAATTAGGATTGGAAGTGCCTGATGCACTTAAAGATGCTTTAATACAACTAAAGCAAGGAAATAAGAAAGAGATTAAAGAGCAGGACAAATAGTCTTGCTTTTTATTTTATAAAAAATAAAGAAAGGAGTTTTATATGTCTAGGCAAGAAAAATTTATAGATTCAATCAAGGATGCAGCAATAGAGACTCAAAATAAACATAAGATATTTGCTAGTGTAACTATTGCACAGGCTATCCTGGAGAGTGGGTGGGGAGAAAGCGGTTTAGCGAAAAAATATAACAATCTTTTTGGAATAAAAGCACTTAGGGATTGGGATGGACCTGTTGCCAATATAGAAACTAAAGAATGGACAAGAAATGGAACTATAACAGTTAAGCAACCTTTTAGGATTTATAAAAGTTGGACAGAAAGCATACTGGATCATGCGAGATTTTTAAAAAAAGAATGGTATATAGAAGCTGGAGTTTTTAAAGCTACAAATTATATAGAACAAATAAAAGCAATAGTAGCTGGAGGTTACTGTTCTGCTCCAGACTATATAGAAAAGGTCGAAAATATTATTAAAAAATACAATTTAAATGAGGTGGATAATAACATGGAGATTACAAGAAAAATATCAAACTATAATCATTCTAGTGGAAACAATATAAAATTTATTGTAATGCACGATACTGGGAATCATAAAGATACAGCTTTAGCAAACGCTAATTATTTTGGAGGAGGAAATAGAAATGCATCTGCACATTACTTTGTAGATGAAAATAATATTGTACAAGTTGTGGAAGATTTTAATGCGGCATGGCACTGTGGAGATGGACATGGCAATTATGGAATAACTAATCATAATTCTATAGGAATTGAACTGTGCAATAGTGGTGGATATATAGCAGAAGCTACTATAAATAATGCTCTATGGTTAGTTAAAAACCTACAAGCTAAATACTACATTGATAATGACCATGTAGTCAGACATTATGATGCTTCAAGAAAGAACTGTCCAGCTAATATGTCAGCAAATAACTGGGCTAAGTGGTGGGCATTTAAATCCAGACTAACAGGTAATAAAGGAGTAACTTTACCTAGTGCTTCCAATACACCTCTATGGAAATTATGTATAAATGGAGATATAGTTAGAATGTTGCAGCATGAACTAAATACTCAATGTAGTGCTGGGATAAAAGAAGATGGTTGGTTTGGAGATACAACATTGAATAAATGTTGTACAGTTAGGCAAGGCGCTAAAGGAAATATAACACGAATTATCCAACAACGACTAATTTCTAAAGGATATAGTGTAGGAAAATGGGGACCAGATGGCAGTTTCGGTCAAGGCACTTATAATGCAGTAGTAAAACTGCAAAAGGATAATGGTTTAAGTGCTGATGGTATTGTAGGTAAGGATACCTGGAAGGCTTTATTTAAAAAGTAACTATAAGTACATCTTATTAAAAGATAATTTTTAAAATTCTTTTGAAGATTTAAAAAAGCCTCTTTAAACTAGAGGCTTTTTTAAATCTATTATTTACATTATACCAGGGTCAACAGGAAAATATTGTGTAATACCTCCTATTGATACCATTCCAGTTAACTGTTCTCCTTTTTCATTAAAATAATATCTCTTACCACTCAAGGTTAATAAACCTGTAGTTGCGGCACCCGTTTTAATATTAAAGAAATATCTTTTTCCACCTAATACTCGCCAACCCGTTACTGCACTATTGTAATATCCAAAATAATATTTATTTCCATTTAAGTGTAGCCATCCAGTATAATCTATACATTGACCCCATCTTTGTCCATCTATAGGTTTCATAGTAAAATATCTTAATCCATTTGGAGTAGGGAATACCCCAGCTTTTTGAATTCCTGTACTAGGATCAAAGTAATATCCTTTTCCATCTATGTCTTGGTATCCTAATACATTATGTCCATTAGAAACATAATAATTATTATTATCTAAAGTATACCATCCATTTGTTAATACTGCTGTTTTAGGATTAAAATAATATTGAATTCCCTTTATATTGTAAGATCCTGTAACTGCTATTGAATCACTATTAAAATAATATTTATTTCCATTTAAATCTAGCCATCCTTTATAATTTATAGCACTTTTATCTCCTTCAGATGAAAAAAGTTTAAATCCAGAAGGAGTTTTGAAAATACCACTTTTTAACACTCCACTTCCTTCTTCCCAATTTCCATTTATATTATCTGAAAAATAATATGATTTATCTCCTATAACTTGATATCCTGTTAAAAGTCTACCTTCACTATCAAAATAATATCTTTCTTTATTATTATTAAACCATCCAATTATAGCTTCGCCTGTATTTCCATCAAAATAATATTTATTGTTATTTATAATTTGCCATTTTATTTGCATTTGTCCATTATCATTAAAGTAATAATATTTATCAGATATTTTTTGTAATCCTGTTACTGCTTTACTATTAGATTGAAAATAGTATTTATTTCCATCCAAAGTCAACCAACCAGTATAATTTATAGCTCGCCCCCATCTTTTGGAGCTTGCATGTTTATTTGTAAAATATTCTAGTCCATTTGGCGTAAGAAACACTCCTGATTCTTGAACTCCAGTATTAGGATTAAAATAATACCTTTCTCCCTCTATCTCTTGATATCCTTTTTTAGCTATAAGGTTAATACTATCAAAGAAATACCATCTTGAATCAATATTAATCCATCCATATTCAAAAGTATCACCTGGTATATTTTTGTAATGAAGCTCTCCATTTATATAATATAATCCTTTTACATTATAATTTTGTAATAAAAAATCATTTAGAGATAACTCATCATAATTACTAAACTTCAAGTATATATTTTTATATTTAAACCCAAAAGATAAACCTTGCAGTATTCTTATATTAATATCTAAACCATTTGTAATTATTAAATCATCTCCATCAGATTCCCAATGATAATTATTAGTTAAAACTGAATCTATTATTAAGTGACATTTATCATGAATGCTCTGAGTATTTATAATATTTATTTGTGGATTATTTGGTATAGGATGTATAATAATTTTTTTAGTATAAACTTTAGGTATTATAATAACACTATCTATATACAAATTTTCTAAATCCTTGTCTAAAACATCAATAGTATCTGCTAGATCACCTTCTGAGTTTAATTTGTTAGAGCCAGAAACTATAACATTACATTTTTCAAAGTCAACTATTTTATAATTATTAAAGTCATTTTCCCAATATCCACCGTTTATTATCCATTTATTATTTGTGCTTAACATATATTCTAAATATCTATTATTTTCATCTACACCTGATACAATCATAAATGGGCACAATTGTATATTAACTGTAAAAAATTTTTTTATAAGAGAAAGTATATAGTCATTTACTTTTTCTTTAGAGTATATCTTATCTTGTATAGTTTTAAAAACAGATGATTCTAAATAAAGCCCTTTAAGCATAATTTTATTATTTTCAATGTACAGACTGTATTTGTTTTCAGTACTATTTATTAAAAAAGTTCCTTCTACAATATATCCATCTTTATATTTAACTACATTATTTATAGGATTATTTATAAGATACTGGCTATCTTTATTTACTGAATCATAAAGATGTAGTTCTAATTCATTTTGTATAAATACTAACTTTTTTTCGTTTAGAAATATTTTTCCTTCCATATACACTTCATCATTTCTTACAATACAATTTATTGTATTATCTGAAATACTTCCTAATCCTATATAATTAATATTATCCAATAAATTATCAAAATTATTTTTAATATCATTTAAATCAGAACTAATTATTGTTATTGAATTACTTTTTTCATGATTTAAATATATACTTACTATAACTATATTATTATTAATTTTAAAAGATAGATTTATTGCTCTAGGTGTATTTTTTATACTGATAAATTGCTTTCCAATTTTAAATCCATCATTTGATACTTTTAATGTTGAAAAAATATTATTTATAAATCCATCTAAAACAAATTTATTATCTTCTATTTTAGACTCTTTTACTATATAACTTACATCAAAATTCCATATATCATTTTTATTTGATACTATATTTATATTAGTTTGATTTACAGGTAAAATAACATTATATTGTCCACCATCACCTAAAATTTCATATGAAATCTTATTTCTCATTTCATCAATAGTCAATACTGGAATTATTAACGTTTTATTTTCATTATCTAAAATCACATTAACTTTTGTATCAAAATATTCAACTCTCATATATGAAAAACTATATTCAAAAGGTGCTTCATATTTCCATGGGAATTTAGTATTTCCATTAGAATCTACATAATAATTTCGAATTAAATTTAATACTTCCACTCCATTACCCTCTTGACTATTTGCACCTGCAATAGCTGAAATCTCTGGTTTATAAACCTTATTAAGTCCTGATGGAAGTAATACTACATTTCCTTTTGGCAAATTTGTATCATTCAATTTTAATGCTGGATATATTGATAATTCTATATAATGATCAAGACTAGGTGCACTAAAATAGTGATCTATATTTCCCCAATATGTGTGACCAGACCCACCTTCAAAACCACTTATTTTAGCATATCCATATTTAAACTTATTATATTTGAAATTTAATTCTGTAATAGCTATGTCATCATAAGGAATTATTATATTGTCTTGAATAGAAAATGGATTTTTACCAACTATTGGATAGAATTTACTGAAGTAATCTAATATTTGATTATATTTTTCTCCTAAGACAAGAATGTTATTTACAAGTGATGGAAGACCAACTAATATACCTGCAACAGGTACTGAAATAACACCTAATATCTCAGATACTGCTGTCGCTCCTAGCAGTCCCGAAATTAAGCTAGAACTTTCGAGTATAAATCCAATTGAATACATTCCAACTTTAGCTTCTATCAATTTTCTTTCAAAATTAGTTTTTACATTTTTTAATTCAGTTAAAGCTGCAATTAAATTAATTCCATCTATAATTACAGATGCTACTGATGATCCAACCTTTAATTTAGATAAAATATTAAAGTTCGCATTTAAAGCATCTGAAATTATGGTAACTATCTCTGTGGCCTCTTGAATCGTACCTATTGATAATTGAAAAATTTGTGCATATGCTTGTACTTTTAAACTAGTATTCATATTAGTCAAAATTTCAGTATAAGGCTTATAATCTATTAATAATTGCATTAACATAGCTGAATTTAATAATGATGGATTTTGTTCTATCTCAAAATCTGCCTTTTTTATAAATTCACCATTAATATCCTTAACAATTATTCCTTTTATATCATCTACAATTTTTTTATATTTATTGGTAAAATTCCATAACGAATCTGAATATGTTTTAATAACTGATGTCTCACCAGTAATTTTATTAGCTAATTTAACATTATAGTAATCTTTTTCTTTTATTATACTATCAAACAATATTATCATATTATTAGATATATTATTTTTTTGGTAAAAGTCAAGAATAATATTAGAAAAATCATGTAACCTGGAAATTTCATTTAAAATTATTCTTTCCTTAATTTGAATATTATCTAATTCAAATGGAATGTCTTCCTTTAACAGTTCTGAATATAATGTTGTAATAAGATCTGCATAAGTATTAACTAAACTTTGTTTAAGTTCTTGATTATTAGTTGTCTGAATTATAGAATTTATATCTTTTGCAAATTCAGCAACTTTATTAAGCTGCTCCACCCTAGCTGAAAGAGTATTTTCTACTTCATTCCAATATACAACATATTTATTAGATATCTGTTCAGCTATTAAATCAGTATTAGAAACCCACTTACCAAAGTAATCGAGAACCTCTCTTTTACCTTCTCTATTTATTCTTATTGCATACTTATTCGCAGAAATTTCTAGCTGATTTTTACTAAAACCTTTTGGTTGAAGATCCCTACTAATTTTATTGAATAACTTTCCTACAAAAGTAGAATTAATATCTACCTTTGGAGTAAACATATAACATCCAAGTATATTTATTTTTAAATATTTATTCTTAAGTATTACTCCTTCTCTCTCTAATAAATGTTGAAGTTTTGGTTTAATAATATTAGTATATAAATCATTTACTGTTTTACCACCAAATAATTTAGGATTAAAAACATTTTCTCCATGTCCTATTAATGTCAATTTTATTTTTTTTATATCATTAAATCTAGATAATATATTATTTATATTATCAGATTGAACAATTCCATTTTCAAAATAAAATACGTTTGCAAAATCATCTACTCCTTGGATTAAAATGCTCTTATTTGGATTTTTACCAAAAACATTAACTGCAGATTCATAGCTAATGTCATCACCTTGAATTTGCAAAATCATATTTAAATCATAGTTCTCATATATTTTAGTAGAATTAACTTCCTCTATTACTTTTAGCAACTCAGAAGTAGTTACTCGTTTCCACTTATTAAAATTTAAACCATCTTCATAATTGAGAGTTCTTCCTATATAAGTTTTTATCAGTTTCTGAAACTCTTTTTCAGCTATATTACTTCTTAAAAGCCAACTACTTTTAAATTCATCATGTGTTTTTGAAAAATATAAATTATTCGAAGCCTCAAAAATCTCTTGATTTTGTGATGATAACATATCAAATGTATTTTTAATAAAATGGTAAGTATCACAAGTAGCACTGGAATAAATATTAGGTCCAGAAAAAAAAACAGTTGAATTGACTTCAGGTTTAAATCCAGATGATAAATAACCTATTATTTGCTGATAAAAGCTACTTCCATCCATAGATAAATTTTTAGGGGTTGTTTCAAGTACTAATTCACTTACACTATTAATATAGCTATCATAAGTTTCACATATTTTAAATTTTTCTTGTATAATACTATTTAATATTTCATATCTATTTTCAAGCTGACTTATGAGATTATTTAATGTTAAAGAATCATTATTTGAAATTATAAAAGCATTGCTAAAAGTTTTTTTTCCAGTTGCAGCCTTTAATCTTGATAATAATATTTCTAATTGTGATATTTTAATATCTCCCAATGGTAATATTAAATCATTAATATCATGATTTCTTACAAAAGATAATATTCTTTCTTTTATTTCAGATGGAACTTGCTCCATATACTTATATGGATAATTATTCATAAGTTTTTTTTCATTAGCTATTGCTTCAAAAATAGCTGCCTCCCAATAATTACTATCCATTCCATTAGGCTTTGATATATCATTGAATAAACTCAAATTAACTCCAGGAAGAAAATCTAAATCACAATATACACCACCATATTTTTTCAATATAGCAATTCTTAATATATCTGATGCAGCTGCTAAATTATTTGTTTGTATTAATTCTTGATAATAATAAGACTTAAGTTTATTTGTTAAAATGTTTTCAGTATTAATATCTGTAGCTCCAATTGCTATCATTTTATTATTATTATTTTCTTTTTGGTTGTTCAATTTTCCTATGTCATATTTAAAATAGTTTGATAAAAAATTTATAATTATATCATCAACAGAATTGTTTTGCTTCATATTTTCATATAACATTTTCAATTCTCTTTTATATCTATAAATTAATTTCATTCTATCAGAATAAAATTTATTATGACCATAAGTTCCATCCAAGATATTGGATTGATTCTGCTCAATTATTACTTTTGAGCTTTCTTGAATTATAGCTGTTTTTAATGTATTTACTAGCAATGAATTCTTATCATAAAATAATCGTATATTATAATCTTTATTAAACATTTTCCACATATTATAGTATTCTAAAGATTGGTCTGATATAGGACCACCTATCCAAATAAAACTTAAATTTTTACTAGCGATAGTTGAAGTTCTAGAATTTTTTATAAGTTCCCTTAGCTCAGAATACAAACTATCCCTAAAATTCTCCAAAGCTAAATTTCTTCCAGATGACGGATATTTAGTTTGATAATTATCAACTAATTCATTTAGTTTACTAAGTTTAGAATAGATCTCTTTAACTGAAGTACCCTCAATGTCTCTATTGAAATTTTCAAGAGCATCTAAAATAAGGTTATATTCTGGTTCCTTACGTTTTAATGGTATACTTGCAATTTTCATTAATTGTTCTCTTGTTATAAGCATAAAATTCACTCCTTTAAATAAATTAACTTATATTATTGATACATACCAAGTACAAAAATATAAAATTTTAATAATTTAATATTTTTGTTAATCATTACAAAATTTATTTTTCAAGTCTGTTAGTATTCTTGCTTTTTTTTGAGAAATGGCTTGTTTCGTTACTCCCATAATAGAAGCTATCTCTGATACTGTATATCCATATATATAATATAAAATAATAATATCCTTTTCTTTTATATCTAAACTTGAAATTATATGCATATATAATAATTTGTTATATTCTATATCATATACTGATAGCTTATTTAAAATCTCATGTCTATCTTCAAATGATATAATTTCATATTTGTTTTTATATAAATTATATTTCTTCTTTTTAATACTTGATAATATATAATTTATTAAAGATCTTCTTTCTAATAAATCTTCAAGTGGAAGTTTTATAATTAATTCACATAAAAATGAGTGTAATTCATCAGTATAAGTTTTATTCATTTTATCGTTAATCTTATTTGCAAATATCTTAAAGATACAATCTAAAGCTTCTTTCTTATTATTTCTTACATCTAAAATTAGTCTGTAAATTTCCAAATCACTATAGTTGTTAAATTTTACAATTTTCACATTTCATCATCCCCTTGTTAAAGATCTTACTTATACAGAGATAATTATTGATAAATTGTAAAGTTAAAAGAAGTAATTTTTGCATATTTTATAATCATATTAATAATTATATTTAAACTAAAATTATATTTTATATATTTTTATACACTAAAGATACTTTTGCTTTGTTTAAAAAACTATCTTAAAAATATATGTGATATTTATCACAGTAAAAAAACTCTAGAATAATTAACTATCTAGAGTTTAAAATCATTTTTTACTTATATTTTTCTAAAAAATCCAATAAAGCAATTGAAATTAAATTCGTTTGTTGATACTGCTTATGATGCTTACAATACATTGTAAATTTTTCTAATATATCTATGTTAATATTAAAAGATCTTGTCTTAGTTTTATTTATATAATTATTTAGTCTAGAAATATCTATACTATTTTTTATGCTTTTATTTTTCCACCACTCTAACATTTTTAATATATCATCTGTATTTTTATATAGCTTTTCTAATGTTATGTCTGTAACATCGTAAGCACATTCCTGTTCTGCAATTGTATTTTGCTCTATTTGTTTTGTTATATAAAAGTTATTATTATAACTTTTATCAATCTTAGTATTATCAAGTGGTTTACTATCTTTGACACTTGATGTTATGTCATCAACTTTACTATAACTTAAAATATATTTATTTAAATTCTTATCAAATTCATATCCTTGTGCCTTAAATCTTTTGCGAACTGTAGACCTTCCAATGCCTATTTCCTTACATAGTTTTGTTAGTGTATACCCTTTATCTAATTTAGCATTAAAATAATTTATCTGTGCTTTCACGCTCATATCATCAAATTTTTTTCTATCCATAACAATTCCCCCAAGTTTTTTATATAACATTAGTATAACATATATAAATTTAAATGGAATATATTTACATTTTGTATTTTGTATAGTATACTTATTTTAAAATCCACAAGAATTGAAGAAATTTTCTTTAACTTTTGAAGAAAATATAAAGAAAAATTGAAGAAAATTATTAACTTTTTAATAAAAATAGTGTATAATGAATAATAAAGTAAGAACTTTTAAAGAATTATTCTTTAATAATTATGTAAAAATTAAAGAACTTTTAAAGAAAGGTGTGTTTTTATGACTAATAAAATATTAATTTCTGTTGATGCAGGGAAAGGTGAAACTAAATATTGTTTTAAATTAAGAGATAGAATTATAAAAGATGCATTTGCTACTCGTGGAAGAATTCTTAGAGATGAAGAAGATGTAGAGATTTCTGATAATAATTTTGAAGTTACTTATGAAAATAATAGATGGGGTATAGGGGATAGTTATACTGATAAAGATAATAATAATAGCAAGAATACTGATCTACACAAAATTGCTATATATACAGCAATAACCAATGCTATAGAACCTAATACAGACGATAATGAAGTAATACTAACTGTAACAGCTCCAGCAACATTAGCTAATAATAAAGATTTCAAAACTGAATTTGCTAATAATCTAAAAGGAAATGTAAATATAACTGTTAATGATAAAAAATATAATTTCACAGTAGTTAAAGTAGCTGTTAGACCAGAAGGTACTGGTGCTTTATATAAAGATACTGCTTTATTCAAATCTAAAAATGTATTATCAATTGACTTAGGATATTTAAATCTAAATGCTTGTGCTATAAACAGACTGAAAGTAACACAAGATAGTGAAATAACTGATACACTTGGAATGCAAAGACTTCACACATTATTAAATGATGCATTAAATAAATATAATGACGGTAGACCTCTAAATGTCCAAAAATTAAATGATTGCTTAGATACTGGATATTATAAAAAAGGCAAAAACATAATAGACAACTCTGAAAAAGAAATACTAGCAGTAAAAGAAAAATTTTTAGACGAGGTTTTAACATCTGTTAGAACTAAACATTTCACAGATGACTATGATTTAGTAGTATTTAGTGGAGCTACTGCAAAAGTTATTAAAGATACAATTGAAAATACGATAGATAATGCTCAAGTAATTGAGGATGCTCAATTTGCTAATGTTGAGGGTAATTACAATTGGATGGATGCAAAATTAAATTAGGAGTGATTTCGTGGCGTATAAGGTAAATTTCTCTATTCCAGAATCAGACAAGGAAGTTTTTGAAAAACTAAACAGTATGAAAAGAAACAAAAGTAGATATATAGTAGATCTTATAAAAAAAGATATTGGTTTAATTGAAGATAATCCAATATCCAACAATCTAGATAACATTGAACAATTTATAAATGATAAAATTCAAGAAGCTGTGAGTAAAATTGCTATAATTCCTAACACCATAGATTCAAGCAATGATAAAAATAAAGAACTTATAAAAGAAGCTGCACTAAAAGATGATGATGATTTTATTTAAAAGAGCTAGCATTATGCCAGCTCTTTTTTACTTTATAATTAAGTAAATAACAATATATCAAATTATTTATTAGTGACTTTTTTATTAAAAAAATAGTAAAACGTACATAGTGTTAATGATAAATATATGAAATTTATAGAGATAGCTGTAATATATAAAGATTCCATCTCAGCTGAATTTGAAAATAAAAGAATCAAAAAATTAGCTATAGGTTTAGCAAGCAAATCTAATATACTTAAAACAATTACAATTAAAAGGCATGTAATTTTATCTTTATTTCTTTTCATGATATCTTATTACTTATAAACTAAGCTTTTTTGATAATGTATTCCTACAGGTTTTAATACATATCCCGTTTCCATTCTTGTATCAGGCAAACCCATTTTTCCCCTTAAATAAACTCCATATTCATATTTATCATACACTGGATATGCTGTTAAAACTGCCCTTTTCACATTATTAGGAACTTTATACGTTCCTGAAGCTGTTATTTTAAATGAGTTACTACTACTACAATTTAGAGCTGCTAACACACTAGATGTATTTACTTTAATATTGCAATTTATTGAAGCTGACATTATTTTTTCATATCCAAGGTGCAATACAACTCCTGAATTTCCGGATACAACATGTAATGGATTACTGTAATCTATAACCGATGTTATAAATTTTGTATTCTTTATTGTATAATGAGCCATTCGATTTCCGTAATCAGGGTTATTCTGTTTTAATTGTATTGGATTTTTACAAATTATACTAATACCTTTTTCATCCTCAATCCTTATAAAATTTTCATTCTCTTCAATTACTTTATTAGTATTGTTAGCAGTAACATTATTATTAACAATATTATTATTGATTTCATTAGCTAATACTGGTGAAGCAAAACAACTTAAAGCAATCAATCCACTAGTTATTGATATTAATACCTTTTTATTCATAATTTACCTCCTTTATACTTTTGATTGTATTGTATCATTAATGATTTTCATTTTCAATATGTTGTAGGTAATTTTATGAATAGAAAAAAGAGTTGGCATAATGCCAACTCTTTTTATATTGCAATAATTCCAAAGAATATCAACATACATAATGCACCTAGCATCCTGTCTTCCTTACTTCCAGTTTTCATCATATTAAAACTAAATCGTTTTTCAACGAAAGGATAAAATACTGGTACTCCCATTACAGTTAAACTATCACATATCAAATGTAACCCATATCCAGCTGTAAAAAATATTGTTCCTTTTACGCTTATGAAGGTTATACAAGCTGTAAAAGCTAACATAGACAATATACTATGTGTAAATGTTCTATGTTTCCTCGTGGCTGCAAATACAGTTAATATAGCAAGAGATATAAAAGGTATAACTTTATCGCTAAAAAATATATAAATAAAAGATAATATAACTAAATAACTTATATATTCTAATCTTTTAAAAATACTAGCAGCAGGAGCATCTATGTCTGGCATTAGAGATCCTAATGCAGTAAATAATGCAACTATAAGAAAATCTTTTGGTGTTCTCATAAAAATAGATGTAGCAGCTAGTCCCGTCGCTAAATGTGTCTTTCGTAACATATCCATCACCTCATTTTTTAATTCTCAACATTTTTTATAAAAAATATTCATGTGGACAGGCAATTTTTACATACTGTATACATACAATAAAAGTAAATAAATAGTAAGTGAGGTGTAAATTATATGCCTAGATTACAGGTTTCTTTTAAAGAATCTAATA